ATCCATAACTTATTCTCCTTTATTGTAATCTGTAAATGAGTAATCTTCTACCATACTCACAACATTCTCCATAACATTATCAAACACCTCCTTTTCAGATTGATCTGAACAATCAAATTCTGATTTTTGGTACTCAATAAACTCTTTAACTAACTCTTTCAAATGATCCATAATTGTATTGTATTAAGATTTGATGAAAGGGACAACTTATTTGTACAGAATATCACTAAACTCAATATTGAGGCTGTCTTTCAAGTCCTCATAAACAGCTATTCTAATTCCTTCTTCTCCATAACTGTCATAATCTCCACTCTTCTTCAAATCAGCTCTCATCTGATCCATCATATATTCTATCAATTCTTTCAACCTATCCATAACTTTTCCTTTCTTTATTAGTTAAACAATTTATCTACTTTCTTAATTTATTAGTTAAACAATTTATCTACTTTCTTAACATCAATATCTTCTATTATCATATTAACATTACCCATCATATTCTCTAATGTGTTTATCTCTAAACCCTCTCTTTCATTATCACAACATCTCTCCTCCATATCTTCCTCATCCATCTCTTTCAATTCTTTTAAAGATTGGAGATAGAAAGTTTCAACAAATGAAGTGAAGTCTTCAAAACTTATATCCTTTTCAGTATCAATTATCATAATATTATAATAGTAAACATCTGAATAAAGGACAACTTTTCAGACCTTTTTTTTCAAGTCGCTCGCGTCCACTAAAAGTTGCAGGTTTGATCAGTTTTCACTATTATGTTAATATGGAAAGAGAATATTACATCTTGCAAGATCAAGAAGCAGCCAGTTATTGTTTGTGTTATGATGATGAGAATGGTGATAGAGTTGTTGTGTGTTGGTATTTGTAAATTAGAGAGGACTAAAAGTTGTGCTTTTCTGTCAGAAGAGCTATTATCTATATATGGAAAGAGAATATTACATAATGGAAGTTGAAGGAGAGGGATGTTATTGTTTATGTTATGATGATGTAGATGGTAATAGAGTAGTAGTAGATTGGGATTTAGAAATTAGAGAGGACTAAAAGTTGTCCTATTTACAGGGAGGGTTTAAAATAAGATTTTAAATTAGTAAAGAAAGGAAAGTTATGAGAGAAGAATTGAAAAAGATAGTTGAGAAGTTTTATAATAGTGAGTTGGAGAAGTATAAGGAGAGTAATGATGAGAGTGAAGAAGAATGTATGTGGAGTGTGAGTGAGTTTGTGGTGAGTGAGATAGATGAGATTTTGAGTGAAATTGTGGAGAAATAATTATGAGAGAGAGATTTGATAAATTGGTAGAGTGGATAGGAGATAAGATTGATAGAGGAGATCTGGATGAGTTTGATATAGGAGATTTTGAGAAGTTTAAGGAATATATTTTGAATTGGGATGTGTTGAAGAGATGTGTTGTTGGGATGTAGTTGTGGTTGGGATGAGATTGAATTTGTAGAAGATGTTTGAGAGAAAGTTGCAGGTTTGATCAGACGAGCATACAATTAGGAATAATCAGATAACGAAAGGACAAGTTACAATATGGAATACAAAACATTACACGACATCAAAGCACGGGTCACAGCAAGATGGAAAAACCCGCGGTGCAAATTTCAACGAGGAGACCATGCACAGGTGAATGAGAAGGTGCTCAGAGCTGATGCTTGGGTGAGTGAAAAGAAGCAGCGCAAGTGCGGCAGCGTGGGCAAGGTGATCGCGGTGAGTTGTTTGGCAGATGGCAGAATACGCAACAATGGAGACAACGGACGCAGAACAGGTGCTCCGATGAGACAATTCACCAAGTATTATGTGCAGTTTGCCAATGGTGTGATATTGGGATACGAATCACATCATCTTGACCCGATCAAATTATAAGTTGTCCTTCAGAACAAATTATAAGATAATACAATTATGGATAGAAAGACAGCATTACAACATTTGATCTGGAGAGAAGACAACTTGAGACTGTTCAGACCAGCAATCTTCAACTTGAAAAGACTCAACAGACTCAAACGAGAGCTAGAACAAGTTGCAGGTTAGATCAATCGAGCATACAATACAATTTTAAATTAGTAGAGAAAGGATAGAGATTATGGAAGAGAAGGAATTGAATGATGCAATCAACTTGCTTGTCAAGTACTTGACTGATGATGAGGTGGAGGAGATTGCGAGTGTTGATAATGGATTGATGGAGATTAGAGATCTAGTCAGATGAGTGTGATAGTCAAAATAAATGGCAAGAGTGTCAGGAGTGGAATTGAATTCTATTTCGGATATGATGTGGAGAACATTTTACAAGTTCAAGATTATGTTGAACTGAACTACTCAAAAGAAGATTATAGAATGAGTGGTGGGTATGGTGATGATGTGATCAATTTTCTCAAGATCTATAATGTTGAAAAATATGATGCTGATGAGCAGTTGAAGGAGTTGATTGATTGTTGTGAAGGAGAAGGATGCTTTTATGAATAAGTTGCACGATTGAACAATTGACCATACAATAAGATTTTAACAAGAAAGGATTACAAGTTATGTACACAATATTAAACAATCAAACCGCAGTCATAAACTGCGACGATTTACAAACAGCAATCAGGTTCGTTCAGAGTCTGGAGAGTGGATTGGACCGACTCAAGAGTCATTCACCATACACCATAGTCAAAGAGAGCAATCTGACAGATGCTGCTGGTGAGGCTGATGCGACAATCAGCAAACGAGATCTGTACAACCGATAATCAGAAAATGATGTACAGCATAGTAGCAGACGGACGTGTGATTCATCAATGCCGATTCATGATCACAGCAACTCAACTGGTCAACAGCCTCAAAACAATCATCGGAGTGGGACACTCGATCGAGATCAAACAAACAAAAGTTGACCTTTAACACAGCAGAGCGTATAATAAGAAACAATCAGGCAATCAAGCCACAATCAAACCAAAGGAAAGTTATGAAGAAGTCTCGCAAAGCAAAAGCATTTTATCAACTGTTCGACAAGAACCAGAAGCCAGTCAACATCGACTTGAACAATTACAAAGTCGTTTGTACAGCAACTGGACAACGCAAACAGTTCTATCACAAGTACCTTCACAATCTGATTGTGGACAAATATCACAGCAACATTGATGTGTTCAGAAACACATATGTAATCAACAAATTGTATGCTCAGCTGGATCAATTGATTGCTGAGAAACAATCACTAGAAACTCCACAACTCACAAACAAATAACTTTCTTCCATAACTGATCCTAACCAGAGGCTGGTGAAATCGAAGTAGCCAGCCTCTCTTTTTTTAACTTTTATAGTCGACATTCACCACAACAGTTCGTACAATATATATTATGAAGACAATCACACTACTAGTTACGGCAATCGTTTTAGGATTGAGTGCGCATGCTGATCAACAATTTGTTCCATCACATGCACTGGCAGCCAAGCTTCGATTTGAAGCATTAAGAGCAGGTGAGGATGCTAGTGAGTTCGACTACACTCGAGCTCAAGCTCCATTGACAGATGACACCAGAGCTGATCTGTATGCTGCTGAAGAGGCTCGTCGAAAGGCTCGTGTGGCTGAATTGTTAGGTGAGTATCAGAAGCAATATGAACAACATGTTGTGTTGAATGATCGTACTGAAGATGAACTGATCAATCTGATCAAGCAACTGGAACAAAAGATTGATGACCAACACAAACAAGCTGCAACTGAATCGTTGACTGATTCAACTTTGGCCAAAGCTGGCATCGGAGTTGGAGGATTGTTAGCAGGTTTGGCAGCAAGCGGTTTCATTTTCAGAACGCGCAAGTCGCTCAGCTAACAACACCGCTCTAGAGCCGACACTGGCTCAGAGACACGACCCTCTCTCAGACCACGGGTATCAAACTATGTGATATGAGCGGAGGGTTTGGTGTGTGCGAAAACGTGCATGGGAAAATTTTTTGCGCAATTTTTTTTGAGCTTTTGTATATAGCGTTTTGCCTCCCCTGTGACCTGAGCGTAGCGAATCTATCTGTTGCATTTCGGATCATTTGATGTTATAATATACACATATGCAGACTATCGACATCATTGGATACATCGCTGGATTCCTGGGTCTGATCGCGTGGATGCCACAGTTTCAGACCGTGTGGTTCAAACGATTACACCAGGGACTCGACTTGAGAACGTGCGGTTTTGTAGCCGCGGCCATATTGCTATGGAGTGTGTATGGATATCTGATCAACAGCTGGCCCGTGATGTGCAGCAACTGGATCAGTGGCATGATGGTGCTCAGCATCATATTCAGAGCGCGTCATCTGAGACGGTCAGAACACAACAACGGACATGACACTCAAAAAATGGTGGAGAGCTACAACGGTTATGATCTCACCACCGAGGAACGTGATCAGTTGGATTTAAACGGAACGTTCAAATAACCGTGACAGGCGGCAGGCTTGATGTTGCTACGCAACGTTGCCGATGACCCGTCTTCTGATTATATAATAAACAGATAGATGTAATGAAGATACCAAAAGTTATACATCAAACCTGGTACACATCAAAAGCTCATGATCAACTGGCCAGTAGAATTGAAGATACTAAAAAACAAAACCCCGGGTGGGAGTACAAGTTATGGAGCGATCGCGACATAATTGTATGGTTGAGAGACAACAATCTTCTAGAAGAACTGGACATGTTCGAAAGCATTCGCGTTGGACCAGCCAAGGCGGATTTGTTCAGAGTACTCCTGCTTTATCGGGAGGGTGGTTTTTATATGGATGTGGACAATTATTTAACTGAACCGATAGATGAGTTTTTGAATCCAGTAGCGGAATGCATGGTTGCTATGAACGGTCGTAAAGAGATAGATTTTTGTATATGTGCCGCGGTACCGGGGAATATTTACATAGAGAACACACTCACCAGTATCACACAAAGACTAAGGGACCGGGTTGATGGTACTGCTTACCAGGTTACTGGGCCACCTAATTGGAGAAACACGAATTACAATAACAAGGAGAACCATCCGCACCGGGAGTACAAAATACAAATAGTAGCTCAAGAAGCGCATAAAGACAAAGGCTGGGGTGATTATCCGCAAGACTTTGAGAAAACTCCTTCAACGGATCATTGGTTACAACCAATAGGGTTCCATTACATAAAAGATCACATGCATTTGAACACACTTCCTAAGGACGTACCTATGGATAGACACAGATGGCAGTCCGCACGAGATGACAAAAGATCATTATATAAATAGTGAACCTGGACTAAATACTCATGTGAATGAAAAACTAACCATAGGATTTTTCTTGTTAGGTTGTGTGATTGTCACTGCCGCCATCATGGGTGTGAACAGAATCGAGCGTCTGGAAGACATCATCCTCAAGCAACAGGACACGATCGAACAACAAGAAAAGGCGATAGCCATGCAGCGGCTAGAATCTCAAATGCTGCGCATGGGATTCGGAAGATAGTCTGATGAAACGACTGGTCAAGTTGTTGAACCAGTTGAAAGGACTGGCCAAGCCACAGCAAGTTGTGGATGTCGACTACCTTGAGCACTTGAACGATGCTGTTGAACACTTACGAGACGATCGAGCAGAGTTGCTGAAGTGGATGGAACAGGAACATCAACGGGCATGTTTTTGTTGTCAGAAATACAGAAGTGAGGAGGATGTGAAATATTATGAGGATCGTCGCGACTTGATGAAGCGTTTGAAACATTATCTTGAACTGTTGCTCACTCCGGACAAACTATAGTTGAAACTGCTGCGTATATTGACTATAATATACACATGAACTCTGAACAACATGAAGCTTATGCTGTTGATTTGCTCAAATGTTACACACCTGACGTGTATGTGGGTCCGGACATACGGGACGAGAGCATGAGACAGATGGTCGATCCGGACCACGAAGGCATGGTTTACTTGGAACCGGTGGAAAACACCACCAGACGTGTGATCGTGAGCTTGCTCAAATCAGCAGACCATCTGACAAACATCAGCAAGGAGTTGATACCGTGTTGTTTTGCCATTGGTAATTGCATCAGCAATCCGAAAACGCGACTGGTGGCGGTCAAATGGTACAATTTATCCTGTGAGTGATACGTGGATAAAGCAGGCTAGTGTGAGTTACCAATCACAACGCCTAGAGGAGCTGTTAGGAGCAGAGGATCATCATTACAACGTGTGGCATGAACCAACAGGTGTGGTGTTGATGTACCGGAAACCACCGGGCAAGGAGCTGGTGTACCGTGGTCAGCTAGGTGTAGGTCCCAATTTCAAAAAATATTATACACAGAACAAAATAGACAAGCTGGCACCATTCGTGAGCGAGTTGATCGAGAAGCGTCGTAACTACATGAAACCTAAAAAGAAAAAGAAGCGGCGTGTTAAAAGCGCCACATGATCTCGCTCACTATTCTGTCCAAGTTACCCGCCCAAAATCTTCGGGCTCGTATGTGGTAAGGTTCTGTGTCGCTGATTATTATACCTGGTTCGGGTTCCCGGGGTTCAATTATGTCTTCTACAAAATCAAACGCACCATGTCGTTTTAAATAGTCATAACATGTGTCTTTAAATTGTGGTTCTATTCGCACAACCACGTCAATCTCTTTGAAAACATTTGCATACAACGTCACGTCACGAAAGCAGCTGGTGCTAGAAGGAGGAAAAATCAAATTACCATCTATCAACAACACCTTGCTCATCTCATTATATTTATAAATAACATGTATGTTGAACAAAATTTTGATAGTAGGTTTACCAGGTTCTGGTAAAACAGCTTTGGCTAAACCACTGGCGGCCAAGCTTGGAGCGGTGCACATCAATGCAGATCAAATCAGAGAGGAGTACGATGACTGGGATTTCAGCAACGAAGGTAGATTGAACCAAGCATATCGGATGAAATATCTAGCAGATGGTATAGTCAAAGCTGGGAAAAGATGTGTAGCAGATTTTGTATGTCCTACCCAACAAACAAGAGACATATTCGCGCCAGATTACATGATCTGGATCGATCGGATCAGTCAGGGTAGATTTGAAGATACAAACAGAGTGTTCAAGCAACCAACAAATGCAGACATGGTGTTGTCCGATGGTTCTGTGGAACAGTGGTTATCACAAGTCGTAGTAGCTATTTCCGTGGATAATCTATTCTGAACTCTCGACCATGGTCTTTGAACCCATATTTTTTATACATTGAGTATATTTTTTTGCTAGTGTAACGGCTGGTGCATATTAGTTTGTAACATCCTTGAAAGTTGGCATATTGTACCGCCTCGTCTGTCAATTTAGAGCCTATACTTCTTTTTCTATGACCAGGTTCAACAAACAAGTCTTCTAATAAACCAAATGGCCGGTCATGTAGTTCGTTGTATAATATATAAATGGTTGCTCTACCTAAGCGCTCCCCGTTTTCATGGTATTCGATTTTGATACCTTTGTTGAATCGATTCAACTGTTTATGTTCTATTGTATATTCTACCGACCCTAGTTCAATATTTTCACTAGATCGTTTTTTGAATAAATTGGCCAATCCATTTATAATATTCATTATTATATTTAATGGTATAATTGATTAATTTTTACCCTGCCACTCAGTAAAGTACTGCTCTGGTTTACTAGACTCAACAAGTGCATCAACAACTATACGTTCACGTAAATATTGACTTCTCATGATCGCGAAACAATAGTACCGAGCATACAATATTTTGACACCTTCAGTAACTACGTCGTACAACCAGATCATGGAGACAAACGGCAGCACTAGAAACAACCAGATTAAAAGATTCATACATATATTATAACTTATACTGGAACATTAATCAAATTTATATTATAATAATGATATGAATGAAGCTATAAAAACTGCTATAAAAGGTGTATATTATGAATTTTGTGGTAAACGCATGCAAGCGATTGCTGATTTAGAAGTGTTGTTGCAACAGACTGTGGGTGTTGGAGACCACGCTAACATATGTGAAGACATCAAAAAGAAATATGAAGAAATAGACAAATACAACAGTTTGTTAGACACCATGAACGAGCAACACCATGACATAACCATGGGAGAAACTGATCAACGCAAGGTACAAGAAACAAAAGAATGTGATGACTCGTGCGGATGTGATTAAAAACCCATGTGAGAACATAAATATACATAGCATGAATCAAGATCAACACAACATTTTTTCTGGGTACAAACAAATTTTGAATGAACAAATGGCACCGGCCGCGCCACCTGCTGTAGACGCTGGACAAGCCATAGCACAAGCTGAGCAACTGATGGCCAACGGCCCTGGACAAGATGCAGCCATGTTACAACAACAAGTGCAAGCGGTACAGGCAGCACAAGATGCTATAAACGCGCAAGTGGAACAACTCAATTTGCAAATAGACCGGGATGAGGCAAATGCTGCACAAGGTAATCCGATTGACATGTCAGGAGAAAATCCCGGAGTGTCAGTGTCACAATCTCAACTTCAACAGTTGAATGACAAGATGACCGGCATCATGCAGATGGCTCAAACATTGGCAGGCCCAGCTCAACAAGCAGGTGTTGACACCAGCATGTTGACAGAGAACATCAAACGCTGTGTTGGATTGTTACGAGAACATGCCGGGTGGTATGCACGTAATTTGATACCTGGTAAGGATGGAGATAGTCTGAATAAGCGCATGTCTTACAAACAGACACTAATGGAGAATCGATTCCCAGAGCTTGAACAAGAGGACACTGTACTAGCAGGGGAGGAAGAAGATGAAGAAGATTCAAATTATCTCAGAGATGTGCTAGGTTATGAACCAGAAGACTTCGAACAAGAAGACCCAGACCAAGCAGCGATGGATCGGATGGATGTAGAGGAAGACGATACAGTTGAACTAGCCAATCGTGACAGACCATCCGCTGGTCCGGAAGACGCTTTGATGGATGATGTACATGCACTTGAGCGGTTACTAGACGACGAGACACGTGCAGTAATGGATGACGAAGGTGGAGACATGAGTCGGAGAGAAGCTCGAGAAACAGCCAAAGACATTATAAAACACATGATTGACCGGCTTTAATGTTGCCTAAAACGGGAACATCTCATACTATTATTGTATGAGCACAACACAATTACACCTCACATTAGATCAAATGAACATCTGGGCCGAGATCAACGAACGAGTCCCTAGTACAGGTTACAAGAATATTGAAAGGTTCATCAACACGATGGAGATTTGCCCACCGTTACAATTGATGAAACGTTTGAGACGACTGGTTGTAGACGAAGCTGTTGATCCAGAAGACATTGTGACCTGGATTGTTGATGAATCCACCGGGGAACAACATGCATACAACATTCGATTATCTGAAATATTTAAATCTGTTTACGAACCAGTTGAAGTTGATAAATCTTTGATAGAAGGTATTGTTTAAATAGGTTCAAGCTCAGACAACTGTACATGATATAGTATTGTCTCGTCTGGTAGCTCTATTGTAGCCTCTTGAGTTTTATCATCTATACCCACAATATTTACAATCTCGGCTGTTTGTTGGTATGTTGCTTGTGTACCCACTTCAAGTGTGGAATCCTCTTCTTCAAAATAACTGGCATATGACAATCTGGTGTTAGGGTTCCCACGACGCTGTAATTTTGGTGTAAACTGGTCCATCCCGGTGCTCATCCTCCCGGTTCCTTCTTTGTACAATCCGTACATATCAGAATCATCATTAGTATAATCAGTTGTCATATACAATTATTTATATTTTAGCTTTAAAATTAAACAGATAAATTATATAATATAGTATGCCTAGAAAAACTAAAAAATTAACCTGTGTAGTGACAGGTAGATCTCTTGTGTTATCAAAAGACTATTACCAATCAAAGCTTGACAAGGTAGGTGGTGATGAACAATTGCTCCACGACAGTTATGTATGTAAGGAAGCTAAAGATTTGATCAAAAGAGGTTATGATGTTGAAAAGACCAGAGGTTTATTAGGTGTTGACTCACAAGACCTTCCGGATGTAGATAACAAAATAGTTGAACAAATACAAAATGATTCACGTTTACGCTTTCGTAATATACCACGTTTTAACATAAATAACTACACGTCAGCCAAAACTGACCCTGACGTGGTAGAATTTTTAAAACGAGTATTAAAACAATAGATTATGTACACAGCAACTACAACTGGAAATTATATTAGAATAATAGATGTCAAGACAGGCGCTACTAAAAAGATGATAAAGTATACTGGAACATTGGTCCAGGGACCGGTTGTGGCTGGTACCGAAATGAGCATAACGGTACGTGTGAGTCCTTCTCTTACTTATGTACTGATCTACAGTGTACCATACGGTGGTTTACGTAGAAGGGTACGTATTTAAGAATAACTTTTTTGACATTTGTTATTGAATAGGTACTGAGTCGAGTATAATATATTGTGTAATGAACGTTACTAAAAGAAACGGAAAAACTGAATCGTTTAACGAAGAGAAAATACTAGCATGTGTCCGGCGCGCCTGTGATGGTGATGAAGATCTGGTACAGAAGATCTACTGGAACATGAAGCTCAATTTGTATGATGGTGTCAAGACTCGAGAGATTGACGAGGCTGTCATCAAGTCAGCCAGAACATTGATTGAAAATGATCCCAGATGCAAGTATGTTGCCGCGAAACTGTTGCTAGCTACAGTGTATAAAGAAGTGTTTGGTGAAGGAGCTGATAGTGATGCGTTTGTTTTACAATACAAAAAAACGTTTATTGTGAATCTCAAGCGATTGATCAAGGAAAAAATAGTTAACAAGGAGTTAGCAAAGTTTGATTTACAAAAATTGTCTGATGCATTGGATATTGACCGGGATCATAACTTTGAATATCTAGGTTTACAAACTGTTTATGACAGGTACTTGATGCATATCAATGATGTGAGGATGGAAACACCTCAAGCATTTTGGATGAGAGTAGCGATGGGACTAGCTTTGAAAGAAGCACCAGGTACTCGAGAAGATTGGGCTATAAAGTTTTACAACCAAATAAGTAGTTTTGATTTTATGTGCAGCACACCAACATTGTTCAACAGTGGTGGTACATTCAATCAATTGAGCAGCTGCTTCTTGAACACCTTTGAAGATAGTATCAACGGTATATTTGATGGTTTACATCAAGAAGCACTTAAAAATAAATATGCCGGTGGGTTGGGTATGGATCTAACCAATTTTCGTGCATGTAATAGTTACATACGTGGTACAAATGGTTACACCCAAGGTGCTGTGTATTTCTGGAAATTGTATGGTGACATGCTAACAGCTGTAAATCAAGGTGGTAAACGACGAGGTGCTGGTTGTGCTTACATGGAGACATGGCATGCTGATATTGAAGATTTTATCCAGCTCAGAAAAAACACCGGGGATGATAGAAAACGTACTCATGACATGAACACTGCTAACTGGATTCCGGATTTGTTCATGAAATATGTACAGAACGATGAACCATGGTATTTGTTTAGCCCCAACGAAGTACCGGAGTTACATGAATTGTATGGTAAGGAGTTTGAGAAAAAATACAAGGAGTATGTTAAAAAAGGAAAACGTGGTGAACTCAGAATATTTAGAGAGATCAGCGCCAAAGATCTGTGGAAGAAAATGCTCCGGAGTTTGTTTGAGACTGGTCATCCATGGATCACTTTCAAAGACCCTAGTAACATCAGATATAGTAATCAGCATGCAGGGGTTGTTCACAGTAGTAATTTATGTACTGAAATTTTATTACACACTAAAGCCACACAGTATCATGAAAACAGTCGAAGAATCAAAGAGCATGGTGAAACTGCTGTGTGTAACCTGGGTAGCATCAATTTAAAAAACCATTTGAAGACGGATGAACATGGAAATAATACAATAGATTACACCAAGCTTAAGAACACTGTCTCCCTTGGTCTCCGTATGTTAGACAATGTGATAGACATAAACTTCTACCCTACAGAAGAGACTCGAAAGAGTAACATGTCACATCGACCCGTGGGTATGGGTAGCATGGGATGGCACGACATGTATTATGCACTGAACATACAGTTTGATAGTGATGAAGCTGCTAAACTTAGCAGCGATCTGTACGAGTATATTTCTTATGCTGCTATAGAAGCGAGTACAGGGCTAGCCAAAGAACGCGGTAAGTATGACTCGTATGAAGGTTCGTTATGGTCACAGAATAAATTGCCAATGGACACATACAAAGAGGTGATGAAGAAACGTGACACACGAGCCATAAGCCGGACTCGAGGTGATCTTGATTGGGAAGCATTACGCGAGAAGGTCAAACAACACGGTATGAGAAACAGCAACACCATGGCGATCGCTCCGACTGCCACTATATCATCCATAACTGGTTGTAGTCCTAGTACCGAGCCTTATTTTTCTGTACTATATGTATACAGTACTTTGAGTGGTGAATTTACCATGGTTAATGAGCATTTTGTAAATGACATGAAAGCCATTGGTAAATGGGATCAATCGTTAGTAGACGAGCTCAAACGCACAGACGGTGATGTATCTCAAATAGTCATTGTACCGGATGATATCAAACAAAAATATAAAACAGCTTTTCAACAAGATCAGATGAAAATGATCGAGCAAGCTGGCGCCCGGCAGCGGTGGATCGATCAGGGTCAAAGTTTGAATTTATACAACAAAGAGACCAGTCTCAAATTTTTAAATGACTTGTATTTCCATGCATGGAATCAAGGTCTCAAGACAACATATTACTTGAGAAACTTGGGTGCTAGCAAGATAGAAAAAAGCACAGTATCCAAGGTGAGTGAACCAGCGACTCCGGAACCGGAAAATATTTCAGCTTGTAGTCTGAATAGTGGTGGGGAATGTGAAAGCTGTCAATAAATACTCACATGTCAACGAAAACAGGTAAGGTATTAGATGGAGATTCTGAAGGTGTAAATCAGATTCTCCCACATGTTAACAAATGGGCTTGGGATCTATACAAGCAGGGTAAAAACAACAACTGGACCCCTGAAGAAGTGCCCATGACCAAAGATATTCAAAACTGGAAACAAGACGGTGTGATCAGTGAAGATGAGAAATTATTGATCAAGAGATGTCTTGGTTTCTTTGCTGGTAGTGAGAGTCTTGTGGGTAACAATTTGTTCACACTATTCAAGTACGTGACCGACCCAGAATGTAGGCAGTACATGGCGAGACAAATGTATGAAGAGTGTTTACACAATGACACGATAGTTTATATATGTGACAGCTTGGACCTTGATATAGACGAGGTATACGAAGCGTACAACACAATTCCTAGTATCAAAGCTAAAGATGATTTCTTGATGAGTGTAACCAAAGGTCTTGGTAAACATATTGATACATCAACAACTGCCGGTCAGCGTGATTTGATCAAAGGTGCATTCATATACTGGATTGTATGTGAAGGTACGTTTTTCTTCAGTGGTTTTGCTATGTTGTTAGCACTCTCCAGGAAAATTCCCGGTGTATGTGAACAGATACAATACACATTGAGGGACGAGAGCATTCATATCAAATTTGGTACTACACTGCTCAACAAAATTAAAGAACAGTATCCAGATGCATGGGATGATTCCTTAGAAGATGAGCTTGTAGAAAATCTAAAAGCTGCTGTTAAGCTAGAGATTCAATATGCGAAAGATGTGTTACCACGAGGTATACTTGGGTTGAATGCGGAGATGTTTGTTGATTACATGCAGCATATAGCCAATAGAAGATTAGAAGGTTTGGATATGAAGTTTAGATATGATAGTGATAAGAATCCTTTCCCGTGGTTGAGTGAAACTATTGATCTTCAAAAACAAAAGAACTTTTTTGAGACTAAAGTCACAGACTATCAAAATAGTGGAGCTTTAGACGACGATTTCTAAAAAAAATAACCCCGAGCTACCTAAATACCAGTAGCTGGGTGCATTATATATGTAACAAAGGGGTGGGTTGCGGGATTTTTTTAATGGCCTCCATGGGGACCATGGTGTGTAGCTCTGTTGTCAGCATGATTTTTTCCATACACATCAGCGGCGGCTTTGGATATGACTCGTTCCAATCTAGGCCAATCACCCATTCGAGTGTCTCCGTTAGGATTTGCATCTAATATTCCCTCTTCAACCATACGTCTTCTCAAGTCACCAGCTAGATGCTTCCAGAATGCGCTCCATCCTTTAGAACGGTAACCACCGCTGTGACCTCCATGAGGACCATGATACGTGCCTCTATCGTCTTGATGCGCGCGTCCGTAGCAATCTGCCATGGCTTTGGCGATCACTCTTAACAATCTGGGCCAGTCCCCACTTCTAGTATCACCATTCGGGTTACTGTCTAATATACCCTCTTCTACAGTCCGTCGGTACAGGTCACCGCGAAGTTTGTTGTAAAAATCACCCCAAGATGTTTGTGGAAAGCTTGTCAAGTGCGATGCAATTGGTATCTGAGGTATGTACGGTTTACCATGGGGGCATGGACTGTGGTATGTCCCTCTATCTGCAGCATGATTTGGAGCGTATGTGTCTGCAAAAGCTTTAGATAACACACGTTCTAGCCTAGGCCAGTCACCCATTCGGGTGTCACCATTTGAGTTACTATCCAGTATACCTTCTTCAACCAATCGTTTTCTCAATCTACTTTTCATGTGACTGTTGAAACTACCCCAAGATGTGTCAGTGAACCCCATACTGTTTTATTTATATTTGACATTCCTATTGATCCAGTGTAATATACATATATGAAAACTCACAAGCCTACGAATTATACAATTAATTTTGAGCAAGAAGATTTAAAGGAATATTATGTACGTCAATGGGTATGGAAGTGGGTGGAACAATTTCATCCGGAAGCGTTTACAAAAGCTCGTGAATTTGTAAAAGCTAATTGGAGTAAAAATAATGTTGAAAACACCAGTGAGGAGCCTATATAATATCTGTATGAAGACAAATATTGTCAAATTGTTAGCCTTTGTAGCAGCAGCTACTCTGGCCATTAGTGTTAACGCCGCAGACAAAGCGCCTATCTCAGGTTCAGTCAGCACCGGCTATGCCACAGAGAACTTTTACCGTGGAGCCGATCTTGGAGATGATACTCTAAAGGTAGGTGCAGAACTTCGAGGAGGAGTCGCTGGGTTAAATGCATTCGGTAGCGTGGTAACAGATCAGTCGATCGATGGAGACGCTGATCAATACTACATCACTGCAGGTATCGCGAGCCAATTATTTGGATTGGATTTGGCCACCGGTTACTTGCACACCGAGGGTGTACCTGGAGATGCTACAGGCGAATTGTTTGCTAGACTCACAGCTGATAAACTGCTCAACCTGTCAGGTGTTGTTTACTACGAGCTCGATGATGAGTTGTGGACAACCGAGATTGGTGTGAGTGAAACAATCGACTTGGATCTTGTGTCCGTCACCGGTCGTGCTACAGTAGGTAACACGGAGGTTACCAACAGCAATGACCGTACTTACTATGTTGTAGGTGCGGACCTTCGACGCGGACTAGTGGAAGATGTTGATCTAGTTGCTGGAGTGGAATATGTCGATGCCGACGATAGAGAGGACGACACGCTATTCCATGCTGGTTTACAGGTCAAATTCTAATCTTTGATCTAGTAGTAATAGTAATGTGTGAGCCCTGGTAGAAATACCAGGGCTTTTTTTGTATATAAATACATGAGTATTGGTTATGTTTGTGAACCTCGTGACAGTATAACATTGATAATGTCCAAATTTTGGACTCCTATCGGGGTGACTACAGCTCAAGACAGTGTGAGAAAATTGGTCAGAGAGTCTGGAAAAAAACGAGGTGATCAGTCCATGTTCGCGCTGGATAAACATTGCAACATAAAGGACTGGAGACAGTGGGTCGAATCGTCACATGATGAACTGTATGACAATCAACCATACATGAGGTCCAAACATCATCGATTCCCAGTACCTACAATCATATTGACCACAACCAAATGGACATATAACTGCAAAAGAAAGCCTACATTACGGTACATGTACAAGCGGTACCGCGGTGTTTGTCAAATCTGTGGAGAACATAAACCGTTGACTGACATGAGCGTTGAACATATTTTTCCTAAAAGTCTACACGGTACTAACGATGATTACAACCTGACACTCACGTGTAAACCATGCAATCATACAAGAGGTAACATTTTTCCGTTTTTTTCGGAGAGTGGAGAACCTTTGGAACCGTTACCTCAATTACCGTTTTTACATGTTTTTGGTAGTTATCGCGACGAGTGGAAGACGTATTTTGTGGCGAAACTAGACTAAATATACATGTGAAAGGGATAAAAACAACAACACCGGGCTTGCCAGAGAATTTAGATGTTCCTAAATTCAAAGCACAGATACCAGAATACATGTTAGATGGAATGGATAACCACAACAAGTTTCTGTTGGAGCAGATATCAATAATGAAGCAACAGAACGAATGGCAGACAGACATGGTGTATAAAATATACAACTACACAAAAACAATTAACGGTAAAGTAATTGAATTGGAACACTTTAGACAGAGGCTCAACATGGAGCTCGAGCTAGATGAAAAGTGGAACGAGCGGCAACAAGAGACCGCTAAATGGAAACGATGGGTGGTCATAGCGTTTGTCACGCTCGGTTACCCCATATACTTGGCGATTTTCAACCACATCGGTCTAGCGAAAGTGTTTGAAAACCTGCTCAAGATTTAAATAATTATATGTTAGAACATGCAAATCAAAAGCTATTCATAGCTTTTCTAGGTTTCAGTGCGTTGTTTATCGCAGGGTGCGCTGCATTCTTCAGTGTACGTGGTATATCGTTACTATTTGCCGGGAGCATGATACCTGTTGCGATCATGGCCACTAGTTTGGAAATTGGTAAACTGATGACCGCTAGTTTTTTATACAGGCAATGGAGTCGGTGCAAGTTTTTGATGAAGTTTTATCTGTCATTAGCAACTGTGTTGCTCATAGGCATCACATCATTAGGTGTGTACGGTTATTTGAGTGATGCGTTTGACAAGACAATGACACAAGTTAGTCTATATGAATCAAACATAGCTCAGCTCGAAAAACAAAATCAAACATACGAGAAAGAGATAGCCAAAATAGAAGGTGCCGCAAACAGCATCGACAACAAAGCCAACGAGAGTATCGAGAGATATCAAAAAATTTATGATGATTATGTCGCAGGACAGCGTGCTAGACAAGACAGTCTACGTGACCGGCTTAAAAAACTAGACGATTCAGTTGCTGCGATTGAAGCAGAAAAGGGTGGTTTTTTCAGTGATAAGACCACAAGATTAAAAAAATTAAAAGAATTTCAAGTACCAGAACGTACCAGCATCGATGCAAGTTTAGCGGAAATCGATGGAAATATTGATGTTGAATATAAAAAATTCTTAACCAAGGTGGAGAAGTTAAGAGAAACTACGGAGCAGGTACCAGACAACGTTGAAGATGTGAACAGTATATATGTTAAGATACGTGAAGGGGAACAAGAGATACTCACGCTCCGTGAGAGTATACGGGACACAGACATTGGTAGTTTTAAATTTATTGCTCGGTCTTTTGATGTGGAGTTGGAAGACGTTGTTAAATGGTTCATCATGATCATATGTGCAGTGTTTGACCCGTTGGCTGTTGTACTTATTGTGGCCTTGAACATGATGATAGCCGGGAATTGGGAAAGGGTTAAAAAAGTCGATTCAGAAAAAAAAACTATTCAAGTAACAACTCAAATAACAACCACAAGCCAACCTCCGATAGAAACAACATATACGACAGTAACAACGACAACACCTACCACGACTACAACTAGAGATCCTGGTAAAGTACATGTTCAGTGGCATGCTGATACTGACATGATGAACACAGTACCCATCGAAGATAAAAACATGGCTCATGTGCTAGCGCAATCGACAGAGGCTAAACAACAAGAAAAGATTGTCGAGAGAATTGTTGAAGTTGAAAAAATTGTTGAAGTACCTACAGAAGTAGAAAAAATTGTTGAAGTTGAAAAGGTAGTTTATGATCAAAATCCGTTAACGGGGTTGAAAGAATATTGGAAAAAAAGAAAAGAAAATAATTGAAACTTTAATTTACATAATATATAATATATGATATGAGTAATGGAAAAGGTAGTAAGCAAAGACCTACAAATATAAAAAAGTATGGTAAAAATTACGATAAAGCATTTAAGAAAAAAATAAAGAAAGCTGCTCAAGAAGCGAACGTTAATATAGATCCGGACACTGGAACTATTACAGTTTCAAATAAAGCTGGTACAATCAAGACTAAGGAACGTAAGATTGTTATCAAACGTGAATATACGGACCAAAACGGTATAGAAATGTGTATTGTCAATATTGATGATGCCATGACAAACAAGACCATGGAAAAAAGGATGTTGAAAGCTCTTGAGCATGGTATTGTAAATGATGAGCACCCAGAAGCTATCAAAGCTGTACTACAAGAGAAAGAGATGGTAGCAAAGCTAGAAAAACAGTTGAAAGAGAAGAAATCTAGTAAAAGTAAAACTAAATAACTATATCATGATATCGGCAGAAATAAGTAAAAGATTAACCGAGGGATTGGCCAAACTCAGAGCCATAACAGAACCTACGCAGAGTATAGGCGATGTTAATTACTATACAGAGTACAACTCTCAAGAAACAGAAGAACAGGTCTATGAAAAAGAGCACCCGGAGCAAATGACGTTTTGTTATGATACGGAAGAGACTCCTATGACACAGGATGAAATTTATAGTCAAACCGAGCTTTACCAACCGGACATGTGCTATGCACAAAAGCCTGTTCATCAGAACGATCTCAAAGTTACTTTAGATGGCTACAAGAAGTGGTATCAGGATGTGATCGATGATGCCCGGGCATGGGCCGATAAACCCAGCGATAAGAAGAAGATTGCTACGGCAATTGAATATGTGTTCGAGACAGCCAAGACCGCGCCTAGGGTCAATAACAAACTAACCGATCGCCTCAAGCATGATGAACTGATGAGGATAGTTTCGAAATTAGTTAAATTTACAAAAAATTAACGTTTAGGTGGTTTTCCGTACTTACCCTTCGCTACGGATTTAGCATCTCCACACTTTTTCTCATGCCGGACCGGTTCAGCTGGTACACGGCCTTTTTTGTAATCATTACATTTTTTACCCTTGGTCCTAACATCATGATGCTCTCGATGTAATGTTAATGGTAAGTTCCTGAATAGATGACTATGCGACCAAACACCTACACAGTTAGGGTCACTAGCGAACGCCGGGCCGAAATTCGCTTTTACTGGAATAGGTAACGGGTTGTAAACCGGGCAGCATGCTCCAATCAACACACGACCAGGTGGTATCCAAGCAACAACTCTATTAGCAAGTGTTGTACCTGTAACGTCTGTCTCTTCTGTCTGTTGTATTTCGCACGGAGCGGTCACATGATTCAAGCTCACTTCACCTTCCACGTGCATACCACCACCTACAACAACATTTGTTTTAACCCCTAAATTACCATCAACCAACACTTGCTCGTCTTGTGTTTTATCCTTTTCGTTTCGTGCTCGTAAACACAATATATCAGCCGATATATTCAGCCTTCTACCACCATCTATATTAGTTTCAAATTCAGAACCTATGTTCACTTGATTACCAGATATGTTGGTTATAGTACCGCCGATGTCTACGGGACCATAGCTTTTCATGCTCAAACCTCCGGCTCCAACCTGTACATTGAACCGGTTACAAACATTCAGTGTGTAATTACCCCCTGGTAGTTCATCAACGTGTACGTACTCAATCATTGGGCTTTCTCGTTGATTAGTAAACACACCTTCTTTGTGAACAACTATTTCATTGTTATGAATTTTACCTACTTTATCTACACGTATGTTACCGAAATCATTCATCACCAAGCCGATAGTCTCTATTTTGTGTTTAGTTATATCTACAATTTCATTACCTCCTAGACCCATCATGCGTTCCGCGTCGCTTAGCTTTTCTATATTGGCTTTTAAATATGTATCTAAATCTTTTTTAAGACTCTCATTGGACCAGCTCCCATCCATAGTACTTGGGCTTTTACCGCTACCTTTACAACATGGACATTTATCGCCAAATATTTTCCCACTAGCTCCGGCTTTTTTAAACTGCGATTTCTTTTGTTCCCCCTTCGGGTTACATTCCTGGTATTTATCAGCACCATCGTCTTGACCAGTAGAGCTCATACGGCCCCCGAGCATAGCAGCTTCCCCGGGGCCCCAAGTTTGTCCTTTGTCCCCGGCGCGGATTTGTGTAACCTCTGTACTGTTAAATTTGTTGTTCAAGTGCCAGTATTTTTCTTGTGTACCATGACCACCAGGAGTGGTTACTTTGGCTGAGCATACAGGGCATGCACTATGACTACCGCTTTTTGTTTGTTGACCACTTGTCAATTTTCTGTTGTTATCTTTGATAGCGGCGGTACGTTTTATTTCAAACAGTTGTTTGTAATCTGCAATCACCGAGCCTATCTCATACCACTTTTTGATATATTCTTCCTTCATGTTACCAATCTTCCGGTAACTATCACCACGAATTATACTATCAACATCATGCTCCACGTACAGGTTTTGATAACCTCTCACAGTTAAATACTGATCTTCAAGTACAAGCTTTTGGTCATTATGGGTAGCGAGCTCTGTTGTTGTATGATTGTTAAATTCCTTGAATGAACCACTGTAGTGTGTGAACTTCATGATCTCTTTGTTATCACTGTTGATGATTTCAATAACTCCACCTTTTTGATTCAATACATATTTGTTACGATACTGTTCGGTGTTATGGTCGTATTGGTCGTCATCCGCTGGTGATTTGTTCTCGTAAGTACCTGGGTAGTCAATACCTTCGTCTTTGTCTTCCCCTAATGTATCATATATACCTTTCCACTCTTCTTGGCCAAATGTGGTTGCCCAAAAGACTGGATCCTGTGGATTACCTTCCCGGAAGAACACCCATACATGAGCACCTACATTGGGTATGGAAAAACTACCTTTAGCGCAATTGCTGTAACTACTAGGTGTGTAATTGTAACTGTATTTGTTTATTCGAAGTTCTGGCCATTGAGTAACGTTATGTTTGTTACTACCACCTTTTTCACTGTAACCGAGTCCCATCTTCCCGGCTTTGTCATAGTTACCGGTTCCGCCATTATCATTCCAAGCATCTGTCAACTTGAGCTCTTCAACTTCATACACACGACCGGGTTTCTCTCCAATACCGTCTTTGTTCAAAGCAAATTTTGAATCTGGGTCCTTAACTTTACCTGTAGGGTCCACTTCCGGGTCGACTTCTTCAAGTCTGTTACTATCAGAAATACTACCTGTTTTGTTATGAGCATTGTACCTACCACTACCGACTGCTCCTTGTATTGGTGCAGCATATTCAGCCCAAGGTAATATGTCTTTCAGATCATCCATCACCTCATTCAAACTACTGGTTAAGTTCTCACCCATGAAACGGAATCTCTTGTCTCTAGGTACCTTGTTCCATTTTTCATACAATGTAACAGACACGTGAGGTACGTAAATCTTGCAACGACCTCTCTTGTCAGGGTCATTGTTTTGTATTACAATACCTATATAATTACCGTAGTATTTTTTCATTTGTTATCAACAAAGTCTTTGACCTTTCCAGCTAAACCGGCACGGCCCAGGGCATCGTTTTTCATGTCGCGGCGCGCCTGGTTACATTGTTGATCTATGAAGCGTTGTAATGCGTTTTTATCACCTTTGAGGATTTGTCTCATCACTGGTGGTAATTTCTTGTAAATACCATCTAGTACTTGGTCTTGAGCTTTTTTAGCGTTACCTATGTCTCTCATTTTCTTTTTGTTACCTTTGATCTTATTCAATAAACCTTGTAATTGATCGTCCAAACCAGCGCGGTCGGCTATCATTGCTGCACCGGTGAGTGCTGCTTTTTTCGCTAATCCTTTTAAATCTCCGGCTCCAATACCATCTTTCAACAAACTCTCTGCAGCTCCGGAGCCGATACCACCGAGCATCTTGGCAAATTGTTTTGGAGACATTTCACCATTCACAACAGCTTGTATTGTTTTACTCACCTCATCACATACCTTATCACCAGCTCTGTCAATCGTTCTATCTATTTGCCGGGCTTGGTTTCTCGGGTTACGGATATCTTTAATACTATCATTTGTCACTCCCTCTAAAATTTTGCTCTTCTCATCCAGCTCAGCTTGTGCTGGGTTTTTTTGTTTAAATTTACCCAAGTCTAAACCTAATGTATTTGTAGCTTCTTCTTCATTACCATCATCTTCACCAATACCAGCTTCTTCTGCTTCATTAGCATATTCAGAAAACTCTAGACCTTGGCTATTCATGTAAGCCAAGAATGCGTCTTGTTGATTGTCCCGGGCGCTAGACCCTAGTACACTATCTTTGATCAAATCTGTAGGACCAGCCATATTAATCTAGGTTATCGTAACTACCAGTCAGTGGTCTAGTTTCTAAGTCTATTGTACCGAACAACGGTACCCCGTACCAATGACATGCACCGGCGACTTTGTTCTGAGTCTCAGAACCCATTTTACTCACAGCAAGGTACAGTGTAGGGACACCGTTGTATAAATTCCATCTAATCTCCCCTATATTGGCAGCAAATTGTCTTGCCCCGATTTTGTTTTCTGATGCATAATTGTATGTAGAGTCAGTTAAGTCGACCTCATCCATGTGTTTACCACCTAACACAACAGGAGATTTGAACACTGTCCTGTAATTACTCTTGCTATTGATTCCGGAATCAACATCATTATGATCACTGGCGTCATTCCCGGTAGAGATATTATTGACTAATTTTATATGTTTGTTATCAGCTACTTTTACATCAGCTAGCCCCGGGGAAGGACTACCGGTGATCAACACACTACCCCCTGTGTTACTACCTCCTTGATCTTGAACGAATGGTCCTTGAGCTGCAACTACTGTCTCGCTCACACTTTTAACATTCAAATTATTAGAGTTATGATATTCGAGATTTGTTACAGATGGAGAAGCATCCGAACTTGTTATAAATTTATGGTTTACACTGGTTACTGTATCAGTAGGGTTCAAAGTTCTTGTTACAGTTGTTACAGCCGAGCTAACGTCTGTTAGTTTCAATCCGGAGCTTGGATTGATACCACCAGTTGTACTGACAGATAATACATTACCAAATTCAGAAACAGAACTGGTTAAGCTACTCTCTCCTTGTAATAAAGCGTCTGTATTGAAAGCGAAGCTCAATTTACCGTCAGGTGCTACAGTTACTACTCTACCGGCAAACGCGGTTGTGGTTATAGGTGCGATTGATGCAAGACTAGCGAAGGAAGTTGAGTACCCTTGCAATTTACCATTACTATCTGCAACTAACAAACCATATGGTACTGTGGCTGTACCAGCTGAGTTACGGAAAAGAGAAGGATAAGTTGCTGAACCAACTTTGATATCACTAGTGAAATTACCGGTATCTAGTGTGATAGATGACATGTTCACATCTCCTTCAAATATACATTTACCAGACACGCGGAGTGTATTAGCGACGGTCACAGTGTCCATTTTTACCGTGAATGTACTACCCTCATGTGTAGCGCGACCAATTGTCAATGTGTTTGTTTCGTCGGCTAAATTTTGATCTTGTTGTAACACAAATCGTTGTAATTCACGTGTAGTGACGGCCATGGATGTTTTGACAGTTAAATCTAATTTGTTAGTTACCGCTATTGGTAAGTAATCATTTTTAGTTAAAGATAAGTCTCCCGTCTGGTTGTACCCAATTTTTGGAAGTTCACTAATTTTTATCCTTTTGTTAGCCATGCTAATATTATTTAATTAAAAGATTTAGTTTAACAACATTTATATCACTGTAGTACGTAAGGTAAGTACGCGGGTAGAGTTATTCCTGAGGGATCTACAATAATTTCGTCAGCAATAGGGTTATAATCAATACCATCTTGCTCGGTGTCTGTGAAATCTAGTAGTTCGTTTGACCATGTTATTGACCGGGCAAACGTACCAGCTGGGATAATTTTTACGAGGTTTTGCCGGATTTTGTTAGAAATATAATTTTGCAATTGTAGAGACCTTATTGAAGAGTTTCTAACTACTATATCAAACGAGTTTGATTTCCTAGGCGGTATAGAGTGATTAAACATTTTTTCAACAACATCAATATAATTTTTTCTTTTGGTTGGTACTGACCAATTCATCGATGATAGTGGTTGATATTTTCTCATTATGTTTAAAATCTCATGGTACTCTAAACATTTAGTGTACATGTTGATGTTTCTAATTTTGACATCCCGTACTATATATTGCTGTGAACTGTTTAATTTAGCGTATAATAATGTATCATTTAAAAACGGTGTGGCACCGATAATTATTTTTTTGTTCAATATATCCGTGAATCTATATTTATGATAATCAAATTTATATATATGATCATGGTGCAACTGCCCATTCACCCACATTTCAATTTGTCCTTTGTTGTTGTTAATATTTAATGTGATGTTAAAATACCCGGTATAGGGGTAAGGGCTTATATCATCTAGATCTATTTTAAAATTAAGCGCGGCTGGATAATATTTTTTAAACATTGGCTGTAGGTTTAACTTACAATTCAAGTTATTTTCCGTGTATCTTTGAAAATTTAGTACAGAATATTCATAATGATTTATCAGTTGTGGTAGATTAGATATATCGTCAACCACTAAATCGGTCAACTCTACTTGATTCACTAATTTTAAAGTGGTTGTATCAAATACATTACCATTTAATATATTAACAGATTCATTTACAATGAAATCAAAGCCTTCTGTCACCAGTTCATAATCCCCATCTAGCACCCGACCGGATGGGTCGTCTCCATCCATTAAACCAATTTCAAATGTTTGTTCACCGAACCTTGCTGCCCCGTCAACAAACGGGTACAGTACTTGTGTTGATTCGTCGTGACCGGATAAATCATCATATATTACAGAATTTGTATTTGTGAATCTGGATCTGTTATATATATTACCACCAGAAATCCATGGAGATGCCATTCTAAAATCTGAAGAGCCTTTGTCATTAGTGGGGTGATTAGTGGGGCCTATCTGTAGTTGTAATACATCTGTACCTGCCGTGTTAGTTAAAACACAGCATCTGTCAACTATTTTACCGGGTAAAGTTTTGTCAAAATCTCGGGTAATTACTAAACTAACAGCTTGTTGATTTTCTAATTCGGTTGTGTTCAACAGCTTACGAGTAGATGTGTATGTTGATATTTTGTTCTCACCATGAATCACCCATACCTTTTCTTCTGAATCTATAGCATAATCTATAATAGATAATGGTAAACTCGAATCTAGTAAATTGTTATCTGTGAGTAAACCTGTTAAGAGTTGTAGTTTTGATTTGTCAAAACAATATATCGCGTCATGATTGACCTGTAAACCAGAGATTGGGTCAGAAGATCCCTTGACCAAGGTCCATATATATTTTTGACTATTTTTACTAATATCACCAGTTGTCAAGTACAACGTTCTGACCTGTGAATAATCTCCGTGACCATCTGATATATTGATTTGATCTGGAGGGGTGTCATGACCCAGTGTTCTACCCCGATTTTTTAATTGATTAGCATTTATAAATTCTGGATGAACCGGGGTGTTAAACACTTTGCAACCTTCATCTAACACGGTGAATAGTTTAGATACCATATCAAAAGTGTGTATTATGTAATCATTTTTTGTAGTACCAGTATGGGATAGTATATAAATATATCTTTCATCCCAACAAATTGATTTGAGAGTAGGTAGGAAACCATGTTCAGATTCATACTTTGAAGCGAACTCTAGAAACCATTGGTTGTAATTAGACAGTACAATGCCATCATGTGTCAATTCTAAAATACTTCCTGTGGTATTTACAGCGAATATATTTTCCGGTAGTTCTCTTAATACCACGGTGTGAAACAACCCGGGTTGTTGATCGTCAGTTAAAAAATTATCGTTTGTTATATAGTTATACAATTGAAAATCGTTGTTGTATATTCTGATACTAGTGTTTTGTTTTTGATTGTTGACCGGTTGCCCATCAGCTCCTAGTAAAAACATGAATGGACTTACATCATTTCTTTGGAAAAAACCTATACCTGTAGATGTATAATTACCAATTAGTTGGTGGTTTTGTACTTCTTTAAAATTGTGTAAGTCTATATCATATGATAACGAGAACTGCTCTACATCTTGTAGTTTTTGACCACTAACAAGCTCACCTATATATTCTCCATCAAATATATATTCATCATTTGTAATGCCTCCGGGTTTATTAGATATAGTTTTGTAGTTATCAATACCTTGTTGTATGTGATGAGGTTCAAGAGTTGAGAGATTGTTTTTTATATCTGTTTCACTAATTCGGTGGTAGGCGTAACTCATTCCAGGTTCTAGTGTGAGTTTACTTGGCAAATCAGTCACCTCTCCATCACCAGATTCAAACACATCTAAGCTACTAGTTGTGTATTTATTATGTACAAAGTCTGTAATTTCTATTAAAGCATCTACATAACCTAGTTTACTCGGATTATAATATCTATCTACCCATATGGGTTTGTGTGTTGGATCATCACCACCAGATAACCAAGTACACAGCCACGTACCTAGTTGTTCTTCATGGGATTTACCCCATTTGGTTGTGAGACTATACAAATCATTAGCTTTCTGTTGTTTGAATATTTTATCTGACTGAGCTGGGTTTGCGCCTGCTATAGACCCAGAGCTAGTGATAGTTGTATCATTTATGTTAATTTTATTATATATACCAAGGTCTTGCGGTGTGTTAAAGTAGTTCAACCCGGGGTTGAATTCGTACATGTGACTACCCGTTGAATATTCGAGGGAGATATTACTGGTACCTTCTAGTTGATTGGTACCGGTTTCGATTTTATTATAAGCCCTATTGGAGTAAACACTTTGTTTTCGAGGATCTAGTTCATTCCCGGTGGTTATACCTTCTGATGTTTGATCGTTTTTTAAACTGTAAAAGTTAATAGGTATTGATTCTCCAGTCAAATAATAATATTCACTATGTACTAGCATGTTTGTGTGATGTGGCATGGATTTATTAGAAACATCTAAGTTATTGTTAGATATTGATGTCTCGTAGTTGTTCACAGTGGGTATTAATTTTCTGTATGTTTTTCTCTGGTAAGGTTTTCTTACTCTAACAGTACTATACTCTGTCAATTCATTTACAGTCAAGTTACTCTCATCCGGCGTATCATCATTATCTGGAGTGATCACCTGTTCTAATCGGATGGGATTTGATTCTGGAGAATTTTGTATCTCTTCTGGTGTTAACATTTTTAACACGTGCGCGCTACCGTTATATTTTTTATATATTCTTAACAGACCATTAGGTAATTTGGTATACTGAAATTTTATTTTATCACCGCCATCTTTTTCAATTTGATCTAGTAGATCTTCAAAACCTTGTTCATGGTCAACCTTTATAAACTTTAAAATTTCACTTACATTATCTTTTTGAGACAGGTACCATCTCGTGTCATTTTCTAAATGATATATATAACAATCAACAGCATTTATATACATTATATTGAAATAAAACCTTTGAGGTAAGCTAGGTTCTGTTCTTCTAGATAGAAATTTTTCTGCATATAGTAAACGGGTCGAGTCATTGTCACTATCCAATGTAACTTTATCTGTTATTGTCAAGTATGTTGCTTCTGTATTGTTGTTACCAGATACAGCACTAAGCGCTGTTGTTGCTGAAACACTTGTTAGACAAGACGCGGATACAGCTGATAATCCGGTGAATGGATCAGATTCCAGTGAATTGAAGCATAAATATGTTGTATTATTTACAGGGTATTCAAAAGGAATTTCCTTTATATCAAAATTGTCAATCACATTTGTTTCATCTGTTAATGTAAAGGATGAATACTTATTAATTGATACATCCTTCACATTATACATAAAATTATGATATTCAAAGTTATAACCTTGTTCAAAAGTTAACCCTTCTTTATGTGTCACAATTGTAGGGTCAAGTTTGTAGTCCGCGATTAACGGGGGCATCACTATTATACCATCTATTGTAAAGGACTGCATATTGTATTATTTATGACCCAGTAACAGTTGTACCAGTAGTAGCTGTTGTGGCTGTAGTAAATGTACCAGTAGTAGCTGTTGTGGCTGTAGTAAATGTACCAGTAGTAGCTGTTGTGGCTGTAGTAGATGTACCAGTAGTAGCTGATATAGCTGTAAATCCATCAGATGTTATCACCTCGACAAAAGATTGGTTATTACCGTATGCATGGTCTGATGCTAAATAATAACCCGCAGGTCCTTGTAATATAATATCAATCTTACCAGGTAGTTGTGGAGCCGGGAGAGTTATCACAATATTGTTTATATTATTCACAGTCCATGTCTCTAGTTGTATACCTGTGAACGGAGGGTATTCACTTTTTAATCGGTTGTTATAATTAAGGTCGAAGTGATTATATTCTTTTGCAGAGAGTGGAAACATATCAAAATTATCTGCGCTCAAGTATATATTAGACATGTAATGCATGTTGTACCCTTCTAAATACAATTTACGAGTTTGACCGGTTTTTATATCTAGATCCTTTTTCTTTTTCTCAGGATCAAAAGTCATCCAGGATACACTCGGAGCTCCCCGAGAAGTGCCCTGTCGATTATCAGTGTAACTACCTTTTTTATCTTTAGCATTAAATTCAGTTACATCGTTTAGGTACTGTTGATCTTTTACCGGATTGAGAGGTAATATATGTCTCTTTTCATTCTCGTCTCCCCAATCAGTAATATCTTTCGAGTTAACTCCCATAATTAGTTGTTGTTTGTAGTTTTATAATCGTTCAAATTACCGTTGTCTAGATCATCAATAGATGTTACAGATACAAAATTAGATTCTATATCAAACACAGTACCAATACCATTCGCCGGTGGTTTTGTGAATAACCAGCCTTTGATTGTGAATCCTGTACTAGCAGAAACTCTCCATGGTGTTTTACCGTCTAGTTCCTTAGGATAATCTAAATTGATAGACCCGTCCCACAACACTTCTGATCTCAATTCCTGTATTGGTGCATCTTTGTCTATGATAGGGTCTAGATAATTGTCACCTTGTGGTATTTTCCATGATAATATTATATATGGGTTACAGTAAGGAGCAAAGTTGGTTACGATTTGATCCATGTCTTGTTGATATTTTGTCATGATGTTCATTGTAACTTCTAAATTCACCGGGTTGACCGGTGGTATTTTATCGTAAACACTTCTCATACCTTCTGGAGAATATCGTTGGGGGTGATGAAAACCTTCAATTTTATTGAATACTCTTCCCGGGTCTCTAGTTATACTCTCTAGACTCACCGTCACCACCGGGAGCGTTATATGCTGACTTTTATTATGCGCGTATACATATCTAACTTCAAAACTCTTCTCCGGTTGTCTCTGTTGGTTGAACCTTTTAACCACCCCTTCATCAAAAGCTGATAGGAATTGAGTGATTAAATCTTTGATCTCGAAATTGTATGTATGGTACCTCACGTAATTATTTATTACGCGAACCTATGTAAGAAATGTTTTGGTAGTTTATGTTTACATTTAGGTATCACACGTGTCGACATACCATCTAGTATATACGTAACAGAATAGTCGTTTTTGTTCCTAGTAGCTCGACCACACGCTTGTACTAACGAGTTCAACATTTTATTTTCATACCACTCCGGGTCGGATTCAAATAGTCTTTTGATCCGTTTGTCATGTAACGGTAGATACGGTAACTTTATTATTATTTGAAATCTAGCCAAGTCATCCTTTAAATCTACACCATACGTTAAAGATGGTGAAACAAGTACTGATGATTGTCCAGGTTGACTATGTATATCGAGTATGTCTTCATTACTCACACCAGGTTCTCTGAATATTAATCGATCGTTACTAGGGTCTGGATTATGGTCCTTTATATACTGTGTAATTTCATGTGTATGTGTGTGTATGATTCCTTTTTCATCTGCATGTGTATGTAGTATAGGTGTTATATTTTCTATTATTTTAGGTAGATAATTAACCATTGTTTTTCTACTTAATGGGTATTTAGAAGAAACATATATCGGTGATCTTTCGCTATCGAAGGTTGAATCAACCTCTATATATTCATAATCTGTGATCCCTAGACTCTTTGCAAAACTTTTTGAGTCAATGATTGTAGCGCTCATGAGCAATTGCTTGTCACCGGATGACAATATCTTTTTAGCTAGAACATCTACATATAATGGTGTAAGAGATACACGATTATAGTCTTTTTCTACAACATATTCACATTCATAAAAATTATTAGCACATACAGTTACATGTGATAACAGCTGATTAATAAACCTATATTTAGTTTGTGATCGAGGAGACCATTGCGTCTTTTTTTGTAGTGTACGTTGTAAGTAAATTCTCTGCTCTTGTAAGGTTTGTACAAGATCATCTAACCAAGCATAAACACTCAACGGTTCATTAGATGTTAATTTATTTACAGCTATATTGGCGCGCTTAAGTTTTTCATACTCAATAGTACAACTGAATTGAGATACTAATTCGTCTTCTAGTTCGCTAGCCTCGTCACATATGAGATAGTTTTTACCTTTTATATGATCTGGTAAGTTCATAAACATTTTATAGTTTGTGACTCCGAATGTTGAGACAAGCAAATCTCTCCGGTCGTTATAATAATTACATTTATGATTAGTTCGATGAGATTGTAATAACTTTCTAGGCATTACAGCGGATTCGATCTCTACATCCATAGTAGAATCTATAGTACTCAAGTAATTGTTTTTACCTTTCAGACTAGGGCAGTCAAATAAAGTAACATATTGATCTTGTAACGCTTTGGTTATGGTTAATACAAAACCACCATGTGGTTCAAACTGACTCTCGTGTGTATACTGCCCATGATGATCCACATCAAATGCTGTGTAATTGTATATACTATCACGCTTATCTTGTGTTAATATATTAGAACTATTTGCGAGTGTTGAAGCAAAAAAACTTTTACCGGTGCCTGTCGGTGCAGTTAATATTACAGTTTTACTCTTTTCAAACGCGTTTTGAATTTTATCTAATGCTTTAGACTGACTCAACGTAGGTTCATAACCACTAGGAAAGTAATTTCTTAAATCCACAATATATATTGTAAGTTACAAACCAGGTTCAGTCAACAGCTTTTATAAACACTTTGTTAGTTAAAAATCTATGAGGTTTTTTTGTGGGTACAGTTGTATTTATTCTGTCTAGAAGAACTTGCCGCGGAGTTAAATTAGCTATACTATAATCAAATACAACATGCTTATTATTTGGTTCATTTATATATTGTATATCAAATGGGTATGGTAATTCGTACGATTTTATGGTTTTGTTCTCTAGTTGTAATGTTAAACATATAACCGATGATTTATGTGACAGTAATAACAATTTGCCGGTTTTTATAACCTTTCGGTTGAATATGATTTCAATTTCATGTTGCAGTAACTCAATAAACTGCTTCTCAATATTTTCTGAAACTAACATAGTACTATGAATTCATGAAATCTAGTTTTTGACCTTGGTCCATTGTGAGAAAGGTCGTGTTGAATACCTCCCAGAATGTATCGTTTCCTGGGTAAGAGTTTACTATGGTCACACTCTCCGCGCTTACCATTCTAAAATCTTGCATCAGTATGTCCCAGGCCATGCTCAAATTTTTACCGACCATATTGTAGGGACTGGTGTTTGATGGTGGTAAGTAGTTTAGTACAGTTCTACCATTCGCGCTGTTTAATATAGTAGCGTCCATGGTACACAACATCCTTCTGGTACCCGGTACACCAGCTCGTGGTCTACGTCTAGTGAATTTTAAATCCAGAACGTTGTTCTGGAGCATGCTGTTGAGCTGACCGGATGTCATACTGGATCTGTTGGCTTGAGCTTGTATAGCTTGCCAAAGATCCGTTGCGCGTTTATAAATTGACCTTTTTTAATAGTAGTAAAGTCTTTACCAGACTTGACAATAACATTACCTACAGGTACTCCCATGTTGTTAGGAAATGTTACAAAATCCCCGACACTTGTACTTGTTGCTTTGTCTCCCTGTAAAGCAACTCGACCCACTCTCCATGCTTTCGGGTTCGCATTTGCAGGTATAACTATACCATTCCGTATAATCTCTTCACCAGTTTCAAAACGATCAACAAACTCAACTAACACAATATCATCTTCTAGTGCATCAACTGCATACCCTTGTAATGTTGAGTCTAGTGAATCATCGTGTGAATTGGACAGATCTATCAAGCTTTTGCTCGGTTCAATAACATCTATATTAGCTTTTTGTTTGCTCATGTATTATGATTTATGGTTTCAAGATGATGATATCAACTGCTTATATTCGCGAATCTCTCTTGTAGACAGTTGCATGTTTTTAGCAATCAACTTTGAATCATCATCTTGTTCCTTTTCCGGTTTTACTTTTTTGATATAATTGATACGCTTGAACCGTTCACGGGGGATTATATAATGTAAGAATTTGTAATGATCTGATTTGTTCTCAAAAACTTGATACATCGTGTTTGTTGTGGTATTTACAATTTGACATGTTTGTTTGTTCAACATGCTACACCATCTGTTTATGAGAAACGGTTGATAATCACTCTGTTGATCTAATGTCTTTAACTCATTATCTTTTTTTGTGAAGAGTATATTAGAGAGATAGTTAAATATGTTCATTTATTTTTTTGTTCCCAGCTCCAAGCATCTTTGAGCATAGTTTCTAAATTATGTACAGCTTTCCACCCTAATCGGTTCTGCGCATATGTAGGGTCATTAAAAATGACAGGTAAATCACCGGAGCGTTTAGGACCGTATACATGATTGAGCTTAACGTTGTTAACACTTTCAAACGTTTCAACTATTTCTTTTACTGAGTAACCCTGACCTGTTCCGATATTGATAGCATCTATTTTAAATGCTTCGCATTTAGTTACCGCCATGACATGAGCTTTAGCGAGATCAACAACGTGTATATAATCCCTGATACACGTACCATCCGGGGTAGCATAATCATTACCATGTACTGTTAGTTGATCTCTTTTACCGATAGCTGTTTGTGTAATATATGGTATTAGATTGTCTGGTGTACCTAGTGGTAATTCACCAATACATCCAGTAGGGTGAGCTCCGGCGGGATTAAAATATCTTAATAACATAACACCACATTCATGTTCTTTTGTAAAGTTTGTTATCATACTTTCACATACTTGTTTGGTATGACCGTATACACTCCCCGGTGTTTTGATTGGTTCTTGTTCTGTTACCGGAAGATTATCCGGGTCTCCATAAACTGTACAACTACTACTAAAAATGATTCGCGGTATGTTCCATTCTTTAATAAACTGTAACAATTTACATGTACCAGTGACATTATTATCATAATATGATAAGGGAAATTTTTCACTCTCACCAACACTTTTTTTAGCAGCAAAATGAATCACTGCATCTATTGTATCATATTTAAAGAGTTTAGATCTCAAATCAGAAAGATCTCTGATGTCAGCATTTTCAAAGTCCGGGCGAGTCCCAGTTATTTGCTGTATACCAGTCAGTACATCGGTATTAGCATTAGTACAGTTATCTACTATAACAACTTCATGACCAGTTTGTTGTAATTCAACAACTGTATGACTCCCTATAAAACCTAAACCACCTGTGACTAAGATTTTCACTTGACTATAGTTTTAGTAGTAGCTAGAAACATATCATCATTCATTTGATAAAACATATCCACTACATCTCTCATGAATTGTTCGGCTTGTCTGTTGTCTAGATTTGTAGAATATGCGTGATCGGGAGCTTTATTTCCAGCGTGTATATTGATACCAGTATGACCTAAACTTACTCGATCTCTAACATATGTTATACTAACACTGCATTTGCCTTTGTTTTGATATACACCATTCTGTTCGTGTTCTTTATGTACAATCAAATCATCACCATCCACTTCGATAGGTGCATTCAAGTACTTACTGCTGAGTATATTCGCAATGTTTGTGTTGAACAAACGCTGCCATGCAACAGCACCAAACGGGTCATTCAAGCAGGGTATTTCCCACAAAAAGTTAATAGCATCATCACTATATATAAACTCATTTTTAATTATATCTTCACTATCGATCATCCCATCCGCTTCAACAAGCATCGGACTTCTAAACGCAATAATATTACCGATAGGTAATGTTTTTTCTCTAAAAATTTTATAAGCAAATCTAGAATGCAATAGGGAGCCATCATAGTTTTCAATTGTTTTGATAATCATACTTAATATTATAGATTATTTTGATGAGACATCAACTGTTACTTAGTACATATAAAACATATTCTTGGGTTTGAACACCCTTGTTGATTTACACTAGGTTTTGTTTCTACAATTTTAAAACCTGTATTGATTAACCAATCAACCAATGTTGTTTTAGACGGGAAATGAGGCGCTGGGGAGTTCGACTGTTTTTCTACTCCGCGTTGGCGTTGTTCTACTACCCCAGGTTTATCTATTTTTGCAACACCAGCTTCTAGTACAAATATACCGTGAACATTTAAAGCTTTAAATATTTTACATAGTACTTCTTGCTGTTTTTCTCTAAAGTAATGAAAAGTTGATAAACATATTATTTTATCATACTGTTTTGAAATTGTGTCTGTTAATATGTTACTATTTGTAAAAGTAGTGTTAATTTGTTTGAAATATTTTTCGTTCAAGTGATTTGCAACATCTATACAAGATTTAGATATGTCTATACCGTCGCATTGTATGTTGTTATTGCATTTGGTAATATTGAAGCAAAAATAACCATGGTTACATCCAATATCTAACAACTTACCAGGGGTCTCGATAACCCGGTGTTTGAATACATTAAATTTTTCTCGTGAATTAGAACTACCGCTATTGTTTAATTCTTCGAATGTTTGATAGGTTATTTTGTTTATCATAATAGATTATTTATCTCTTGAGATTGAGTTTTTAACTTAGTAATGTATTCAACTGAATCTATATGCTCTTCTATATATTTGGTTAGTTTAACTACATTACGCTCTCCAGGATGATCAATAGTTATATCACACATAGTTAAGATGTTATCAATAGATAGTTTACAGTCTCTTATAGTCACTTGAATACACTTATGTGGATTAAGTAACTGTACACAATATTTTAGTAACCCAGTATATACACCTTCTACTATGAGAATATCTCCCGGTTGCTTCAATATTAATTCAAGTTTAGGGGCCGCTAACCATAGTACTTCTTTCTCATTATTTTGATAAAAACTACCTAAATGTGTAGATGGGTTTACCTTAGGTGCAATTTCACTAGCTACCTCGCATACTACTTTGTCTAAATGTAGTAATTTAGTATTTATATTACACGATTCATAAAATTTTTTCAAAATTAAACTAAACGTGGTTTTACCACCATATCCATTCACTAGAATAAGTTTTTTCATTTACCTTCTACCCAGCAAAACATCACATCATAATCATTCGTTTCTTCATATTTCCAATTGTTTATATTTACGTATGCATTCACCTTTTCAACACCGGCGAAATAATCTGATGAACCTTTGTTTTGACCTGGTTCAGCTAATTGAGATTTCAACACATCAAGGTTCAGACCCAGGCCAGAGATGTCTTGCTCGCATTTGAGTTTGTATGCACGTCTACCAATGTCGTGATAATGTAGTAATACTATGTTTGTCAAGCTTGTAGCTTCTAGTTCTGACTTACCGTTGTGATTACCATGATCTGTTTGCTTGAAGCCTTTGTTGTTAAAGAAAACCTTTCTCATTTTATCTGTATCCCATTTCCACTTCCATTTCGTTATTTCTTCAAAAGGATTTACATTAACTTCCTTCTCCGGTACGGAAAACAGAGTGCCGCGTGTTTTATACACACCGGAGTTTTTAGGAAGCTGCTTAAGGTGGTCTATTATTCTATCGACATTGTTTGTTAATTTATTATCAAAGTAAAGAGTCAAAAATTCATCTCCGTCGAGTGGTATTAGTAAACCTGGTTGGTTTTTATACTTTATCATTAATGAACTTAAAAACTCACCTTTGAGAGTATAATCGTCATGGTGATATACATTTATACCTCTTTTATGTTTATAATGATTTAACACATCTAGTGTACCGTCAGTAGAGCCATTATCAACAACATGTATAAGATACGGCTTGGTTATCTGCGAGTGATAGTTTAACCACTCTTCAATCATGGTTATCTCATTCTTTACATAAGTGAATAACCTTACATACATAACTGGATGTTATGCTTTTTAATTATTAGCTGATCCCAAGCAGACATGTCTGCTAATTCGATCCCGGATAAAAACGGTTTAGTTTTATACTGTTTGATTACCATTAAGCACGTAGCGACAACAGCTGAAGGTATTCGACCGGAATCTGGGTCGAAGTATTTTTCATAATATGATGTATCAATATTTTTGTAACTCCTGATATCGCCATGTGACCATATTTTAGATCTCAATTTGTATTTATCGGTATAACTACCGAGATATATTACAACATCTCCACCTTTTGTATATTTCATATATCTTGAATTTACAATATCGACCACATTGGTACCTTTACCACGTGGTTTGACTGTATTGTAATCTCCTAGTATAACATACACATTATCGAACCCCTGGATTTTAGATTCTAGTTTTGATGGTACTTGACCGCATACAAGAATATCAGACGGTTTCAGTTCATCTATAGATTTGTACAAAGAATCAAGATGTTCAAGTGAAGTATCTTGACTGCTCCGGGACTGCCATCTCTCTATAACCTTTTCAATATTTTCAAATTCTCTAGTAGATTTTTTTGAACTATCTTCATCTAATATAACTTTCGATATATACCCCAAATCCATATAAAGTTCGTTTAAAACTTGTCTGTCAAGTTTTTTAAGTCTTTGATCAAACTCATTCATATTGATTGTTGACTTCTAAGACTGGGCAATCTGAATCCACCATTTCTTTTACATATATTTTCATATTAATATATATCTTGTAATGTACAACTATCAACATACTCTGTGTTAGCTATGTTGTATCGTTTTAGGTATCATTTTAGTATCCAAAGATTTTTGTCTTTTAAAAATTTTTCACGATCAGTATTTTTATTGGACAGTGGGTGAGATACATACGTGTTATTGTCGTGAGGTTGAGCTCTTGATATGATTGATTGGTCTAAGGTTTTTAATTTTAAGTTTTGCCAATTTCCATTAAAGATTTCACGATTGAATTCTATCTGATCATCAAAATTATCGTGTGTGTTTTTATCTAAAATGTCCTGAAATAGCTCCTTAATGATAGTAGATGATTTATAGTATATCCACCCCATGCATAATGTATATCCAATCTTTTTGTAAATATTTTGTGGGAATTTTCCTGTCGATGCAATAAGATCATATTTTTCTTCCACCAAGTCCAATGGATTTTTAAGCCAAATTGCATCAAGATCGGAATGTAATATATCATGCCCTTGATCGAGTAAGCGAATAATGCATTTAACTCTCACATCCCAAGACCATGTTTTTTTGTTAAATATATTTAAATCCAATAACTCAGTGTTAATTTCATTTTCAACTAAATAATCATATATATCTTGATCTAAGGAATATATTGTATAGTTTTCAATTCCATGACGATGCAAATAAAGAGCCCAATTATGAGCTATTCTTTTGTATCTACTATTCCCGAATGCTATGATTTTCATAAGTTTGAAATAGCCCACGAACTGTCAGAAAATCGATAAAGCCTCATATCTCCTTTTTTTATTTCTGGATATGCTTCATAAACAGCTTTCAACACACCGTTTTTTGGTCTTTTATTTCCTTCTACCATGTCATGACCAGAGAGTATTCCACCGGACTTTAAAAGCTGCTGAGCTAGTGGTAGCTCATTTTTTAGCGCATCGTAAGAATGATCACCATCTAAGTAAATTAAGTCGTATTTTTTATTTTGTGCTATTGCCTTTTTGAGATAGGCAATACTAGCTTGTTTGTATAGAGTCAAATTATCGACTCGATTTTGTAAATTAGATAATTGTTTTGATATCTCTATGTCAACTCCATCAACTTCTTTTGCGTAGTAGCAAAACAATGAAGTGCTAATTCCATGGTGACATCCAATTTCTAATATGGTCGAATGTTTATCAATAAACTTCTCACAAAGCTCGTCCAACCCAAATAACCAATTAGTTTGAAATCCTTCGCAATGACGGTCTGTATATGGATTTGTCATACGCCTAGTTTTTAAATTTATTTTTTTCATATTTTTATTCTCCAAATTCATAACCAAAATACTTAATGTCCTTTACATACCTTTCCGCCACAATCTCGCGAGTTTCGTCATCGTAGTATTCGGTGTAATGTTTGTGGTTTGATTGTTTTTTGTGTGGAAGTTGTTGTCGTGGAATTTTAATTTTGTCGCAGACGATATCGAAGTCTTGCTGTAGATTTTCAAATCGACCTATGAAATCAACACCATGTTTTATGAAATAAGATCCTGGAAGCAAATGATATTCAAAATTAGTATTTAAACAAAAATCTTGATCTACTATATTTTTAACATTTTCAAAAAGTTTGGAGTCGTTTATGAAATTACTAAATGTAATGTATCTCTCACTTAAATTAAAAAATTCATATGTAGATACAAGTCTATCATATGGGTTCCTACAAAAAGTAAATTTAAAATAATCAATATGTTTATTTATGGAATCAAATAAATGTTCATTTCTTAAGTTTTTTGTATTTATATACCATTGTTTATGGCGTTCATTTACTTTATATCCTGATATTATATCTGAAATATCAGATGCATAATTATACAGAGCTTGCTCTACTGAAGTTCCAGCACATTTAGGTAAGTGTATGAAAATAAATTTATGTTTATGACTTATCATTACTCAACTTCCAAATTCGTAACCAAAATATTCAATGTCTTTTGCGTACCGGTCCGTAACGATTTGGATTGTTGACTTCTTAAACCGGGCAGTCCGAATCTACCATTTCTTTTACAAGTTGTTCAAAACTGGTTTCCGGATGCCAATTTAGTTCTTGATTTGCTTTACTCGCGTCTCCGAGGAGCTCATCTACTTCTGCCGGGCGGAAGTATTTAGAGTCTATAAATATCAATTCTCGACCGGTTTTCGAGTCGTAACCAATTTCATCAATCCCGATACCTTTCCATTGTATATCAAAACCGCGTAATTGGAAAGATTGTTCAATGAACTCTCGGACCGAGTAAAATTTGTTAGTCGCTAGAACATAATCGTCTGGTGTGTCCTGTTGTAACATCAACCACATACCGTGTACATAATCTCTCGCATGACCCCAATCTCTTTTAGAGTCAATATTACCCATCACCAGTCGATCACTCTCACCGGTGAGTATTTTGTTCAGCCCGAGGGTAATCTTTCTAGTAACGAATGTTTCACCTCTTCGTGGACTCTCGTGATTGAATAGTATACCTGTACATGCAAACATGTTGTACGATTCTCTGTAATTTTTTGTTATCCAGTAGCCGTATATTTTCGCGCAACCGTACGGTGATCTAGGGTAAAAAGGTGTAGTTTCACGTTGCGGTACTTCTTGAACTAGTCCGTACAACTCACTTGTACTAGCTTGGTATATTTTTGTTTTGTTTTGGAAACCGAGCAACCTAACAGCTTCTAGTACTCTGAGTGTACCAACACCATCTACATCTGCAGTGTATTCCGGAACATCAAAGCTCACTTTCACATGACTTTGAGCACCTAGATTGTATATTTCCACTGGTTTAACTTTTTGTATGATACTTATTACATTTGTTGAATCTGTCAAATCACCATAGTGTAATGTTATTTTATCGTATATATGATTTATACGGTGTGTGTTTATCAATGATGATCTACGTACAATACCATGTACCTCATAACCTTTATCTAATAATAATTCTGCTAGGTATGACCCATCTTGCCCGGTTATACCTGTTATTAATGCTACTTTCATGTTTAACTATTTAACTACGTACATCCGGATATCTACCAACAAAATAATCAACTGTAGATTTTATACCATGCTCTAGATCTATGAAGCTATTATTTTCAGACCAACCTGGTAACAGGTTGAGAAGTTTAGAATTGTCTGCCGTTTTTTTATATTGACCATCACTGAATTTATCGTTGAATGTCAATGCATGTTCATAGTCAAAAGCTCTAGCAACATATGTTGCTGCTTGCTTAATTGAATGTTCAGTTGATGGGCTTGCTATTACATTCTCTCGATTGATAACTGGTATGAGTTGTAGGATTATATGCGCGAGATCATTAGCATGTATGAATTGTCTCAGTGGCTTTCCGGTGCCTCTGACTTCAAACGGTTTATTAGACTTTTTAGCTAGATAACATTTGTGTATGAGAGCAGGAAGCACATGTGCATCCTCTAGATGGTAATTGTCATTATCACCATATATATTGGTTGGTACAATACAATTATAATTTGTGTTGTATTGACTGTTATACGCACGACATTGAACATCTAGCATGCGCTTTGCATATGCATATGCATCGTTTGAGTCATGAGGTGCACCGTCATGTAACATATTCTCATTTATAGGGTATGTTGTTTTGTCTGGAAATATACACGTAGATAGCATGCCTATAAATTTTGGTACCCGGTGGTTATAACATGCCTTCACAATATTATGATTCATAAGCATATTATCCTCGTACATATCAACTTTAAAGTTCATATTTTTATATAAACCACCTACATTCGCTGCTAAATGCACCACACAATCTGGTTGTGATATTTTCACAATGTCAGTTAATCTATCAAAATTTTTGAGATCACAATCTTTAGATGATAGATATTCTATATCATAATTTGGGTAAATAGTTGAAACATTTTTAATTGCTTGACCAACCAATCCAGTACCACCGGTTACAAGTATTTTCATATTAGTATATATCTTGTAGTGAACAACTATCAACATACCCTGCGTTAGAAATATTGTATGTCTGTGTTCTAGAGTTTTGTAAATGTATATGTAAAGTTTTAATATATATACAAGGATTGTATATCCCGCGATGATAATGCTTGTACACGTCACTCAATTTACTATCACATGCCACTTCACCCATACGTATTAACTCTAGTTCTGATGGTACTAAAATCGGTGATTTGAAGCACCAGGTGTCTTGTGAATATTTATTAGGACGTTCATGTTCATGAAATATTGATATGTCTGTTTCTGATACGAACTCCCACCGTGTAAGAGCCAGGAGATTGTTGTTCATGTTGATCGATTGTAGTTTGTGTACGTCGTCTGTTACTACGATGTCTCCATTGCATACGCACCATGGTGCGTGTGTCTCCTGTGAGTTACAGTATTCGAATAATGTTTTGAAACTGGGTCTACCATCATGTGATGTAACTGTCAATTTTTCGTGCGGGGTTATGAAATGTTCTATTTCTCCTCCGCGATTGTCCCATAGAACATGTACATGATTGACATGAGGGTTTTTTAAATTTAATAGCAAAGCGAGTTTGTACTCTTCTATGCGAAGTGGGTTTTTATCTACATATAAGCTAGTCAGTATGTTGACAGACAGATCATTATAGTGATTATGATATGTCTCTGTTACATGTTGTTCAATTTTTTTATAATCTATATTTTGTAACCGGATATGCCGGCCTTCAAATCTACCGTTGTTGATCCAGTGTTGTCTGGCTTTAGATGTGTCATTACCAAACGCTTGTTGCAGGTCAGGGTATGAGTTTAAATAGTCTTCAAAGTCAACTCTCGATATGTCCGGGTATTTTATCATGATAGTTCTACGAATCTTTTTAGTGTTTCGAGTTCATCTGGCCCTGTTATTTGTTTCTTTTCTATAAACGTACTCCCATACTCGTTAATTGTAGTTATGACAGCTTATTTATTCTTATTCTCCAAATTCATAACCAAAGTACTCGATGTCTTTTGCGTATTTTTCCGCAACAATTTGTTTTGTTTCATCATCGTAGTATTCGGTGTAGTGTTTGTGTTTAGTTTTGTTCACATGAGGTAGTTGTTGAGGTGGGATTCCAATTTTATCACATATTTTGTTAAAGTCTTCTGTTAGATTCTCTATCTTACCGGTGAAATTAATATCTATATTTTTACCATCACTCGATAACCAGTGTGTACAAGGGTTGATTAACCCACTATTTAGAACAAAGCTTTTAAAATTTTTATCACAATTTTTCCCACTCTTTAACTTTGATCGAGCCTGGCGGCCATATGGGGTGTCGTATTGAGCAGATTTTACAATATGTTTCCAAAATGATACAGCTCTAGACCAAGGGTTTCGACCAAAACCAAAACATTTATAGTCTTTTGTATAATCAAAATCTTTTAAAGCGGAGGCATATGTTTTATGATAATGGTATAGAGTTTCACCGTTAGACTTTATATCCGAAACCGGGTTCAATGCCGCTCTAACGCTTTCACTTCCGGTTTTTGGTACTGCTATGAAAATGTATTTGTATTTATGACTGATTCTCATAGATGTTGTATGTTACTTTTCGAACGTATACCCGTACTGCTCAATGTCTTTTTTGTATTTTTTCGCGACTATTTCACGAGTTTCATCATCGTAGTATTCGGTGTAGTGTTTGTGCTTAGTTTTGTTCACATGGGGTAGTTGTTGAGGTGGGATTCCAATTCTATCACAGACCACATCGAAGTCCTCTTGTAAGTTTTCTAGCTTTAAAATAAAATCAACAATTTGGTTACCCTGTTTATCAAAATGATGGTCATAACAAGACCAATGATTCATATATTTGTTCCAGGTTTTAACAGCTTCTTTAAATGGAATATCTTCTAGTCTGTTTTGCTGTATACCATATTTGTATATGGATACAACTCTAGACCATGGATTTCTAGCAACAGAAAATTTGAAATACTCATTCCAGTCCCAACCCTGAGCTTTAAAACATATCTGAAGTTCATGAGCTGTGGCATGTGTATATGGTGGAAATTTTTTTTTGTCTTCTTCTGGACCACCTCCCTTGATGTTAGTATATCTATCTAACACACCTCTCAATGTTTCGCTTCCCGTTTTAGGTGGTGCGATATATAACCATTTATTTTTATGTGACATTCTCATTATATGTATTTACAAATAAAAGTTAATCTTTCATTATATCCTCTCCAAAATACCTGGTGAGATCGCTTCGGATATCTTTCGGTATTTTGAAAACACCGGGGGAAGGTGATTCTTCTTCCGGAGTTATACCAAACAACCCATGTAAACCGCTGCCTATACATAACTTTTTAATATTGTTAGAAATTTTATTCGCTAGCGGAACCGCTGATGCTCCGCATGCAAATATAACGACATCATAATTATCTACAACATTATTAATTTGTTTAGATATATGTTCGATAGTCTCCATATGATTATTGTCTGGTCCCATGTTACCGAAGCATGAAGGGTAATCAACATATCCGAGATCGGTTACATTGTTTATATTTTTCTCGAGATAATGTTTTTTGCATGATTCACCCATATTACTTACAATTAAAACCCGATTATTTTTCAATTCACGTCTGGCTAGCTCCATCACCTCAACATACCAGTAATTATGATTTGTATAGAATGCTTTAAACATTTCTAATATATTGCTATCAATATGTGGGTTTTTGTAAAGTAAGTGTTCCGGTTCTTTAGATGCTGGGTGCGCGGTAGATATTATAAAAGCGGATTTATATTCATCCATAAATGAATTGATATGCTCATGTACATCAACAGCCCGGTGGAGCAGAAACATTGAACATGTTGATGCTTTAATTGCAGCTTTATATTCCTTCAACCAGTCATTAAATACGGGAGTTTTAATAAGTGTAGATAGGTTTTTCTCATGGTCTGTGTGTATATCCACAGTATTATCATATAACCCACAACAATTGTATAACCACCTACATGCCCAGGATATATTTTTCCATTGAGATTTTCTATCTTTTATGCAATGTAGTTGACCTATTGTATCTAAATAGTGTACAAACAGTAAAGTACTCTCTGTATAACCTGCTCTGTAAAAACTATATGGTTTCTCTAATGACATCACTTATTATAATTTATTCATAACTTAAATTATTCAAGAGTATGGTACACTCTTCCATCTAAACTCCCGTTCCCACATCATCATATCATGATATTCTTCTCTGGAATAGTTTTTCCCTCTGTAACATATATTTGTATATGTTGGACTAGATTCAGACCACCCGGCATGTTCATGTATTGATACTACGGTCAAGCAAGGATTCAACATGGTTTTAACTTTAGATAGTTCATAATTGACCATCTGATCACATCCAGGTCTGCCTATTTCAATATCTAAGTTACATTTATTATTTACATAGTTTTCGTAACCTTTTGAATCATCGGTATATTCTGTACCAAAATTACCGGCTACATGATCTGTATATATTGGAAAATTTAGAGGTGTTGAATAAAACCAGCTATCTGTAGATACACCTTCAAGGTTTCCACCGTGCATAGTAATGTAATCAATGTTGTCATATTTAAACTTGTAACCATTGTATGTGTTTTTTTGTTTTTGTGTGTAGTTATCAAATTTGTTATATCTAGTTAAAGATATACAATTTTTAGAATAATCTACAGATGATAGCTCGTCTAATTTATGTGAATTCCATTCCGGAAAATATATATCTGCATTAGCTAGTATCCAGTTTCTAGGTTTGTTATCGTTTCTAGTTACATTATCACTGTACGTCAACATATCTTTGAATGTAGGTCTATTGGTGTTACTTGAATGTATAATAACAGATATATTTTCAAAATCTTGTAATAATTTTGTATTAAAATCTATATCAACTATAACAACCACTTCATTAATGACCGGGTTAGATATATTTTTTTGTAAACAAAATATAAATTCTTTCCACCGGTTTTGATCCGACGGTTGATGTAACGTTGTTATTAAACTAAACATCCTTTGAAAAGTTGTACCGGGTTGCGATCAACTGAGTTTTATTAGCTATTTTTTTGACTCTACCATATGAGCTTTTATTAATATAATAAAATGCCAGTGTTTCATTTGAACATTTGGCAATATTTAAATTCCAGTCAATACATTTTAACCATAAGACCCAGTCTGCAATACTTCCGTATATATTTTCTTCAAAATAACCAACAATATCGTGTATATCACGCCTCCACACCGGGCTGGAGTGACAAGGGTTACATGATTCGTTAGTTTTTTTATTCCAAAAATCAGATGTTGACAAGGGTTGCCCAATCCCGTACTCTGTAAACCATATATTATCTTTATTACTAACATCACCAAATGATTGGTGATAATTATCGGATGTATATACAGGCGCGAAAGTTATATCTACAGTAGGGGTGTTCTCTAGATAATCAATCATTTTTATAGAAAAATTAGGGTCATGTCTGTCATCTAGATTAGCGTTTGTTACGTATTTCCCGTTAGCGCTTTTGATTCCAATCTCCCAGCATTTATATATACCCGGGTCCTGCGCTTTTGAGATATTAATTACATTTATATTAGGATATTGTTTATTGAGATTAATAATCTTTTGTTCAGTCTCTTCATTATGAGAACCGGTAATATTGACGATGATCCATTCTAATTCTTTAGGGTATCTAGAGTGTTGATCTAAAAAATCATTACACAAATCGTCAATATATTCATCGGCTTTGTATAGAGATGTTATCCAAGAAAGTTGAGTTTGTTTATCGTTATGTTCTAATTTTTTTAAATCATAACATATTTTTTGATTGAAAGTTTGCTGGGAAATGTGAGTCTTATCTAAATTTTTGAGATATAAATGAGCCTCCTTGACGAGAGTGTTAAACTGTGTTGTTGTTAGTTGCTCAATATCAGACATATTATCAAAGAACATAGGGTATGTGTAGCCTATATATTGTTCAAAAGCCGGATGCCTTCTCAATAGTACTGGTGTTTCACAGCGTATACATTCTAGTAAGAGATTACTAGCAGTTACATCAAAGGGGTCCATGTATAATATATTTTCCTCAAAAACCTTTATATACTCGTCGTTGCTCAAATGACTAGCAAAACTAACATTATCCATAGCTGGTTTTATTATATCTGTAAAGCAATTAAAATCGTGTTTAACCAATACCGTTTTTTCTATATATGAAGGTAGTTTGATATCGTTGAATGTTTTAAGGTTTCTCATCCACCAACCTATATGATATATTTTTTTACTAGTAGAATTGTCATACAAATTGAAATTAAATCTAGTAGTTATTTTATCAGTTATAGGGTGATTTATAGATAAAACTTTATCTTTCAAATAAGGATATTTTTTTTGTATTTTGGATGATGTTAGGTATTTTTTATGTTCTCGTGATACTGTATAGATATACAAACATTTATCAAGTAATCGTGAATCACAACTTCCATAATATATATTGTTACTGATAAGTGAATGATCAGTATGTTGAACCAACAAACCATTAAAGTTATTTTTATTTGAATTTATGTGATTATATAAATCATTCAATGTTTTTGGTGTATTCTCTTTATATATTGACTCCCATCCCTCGAATGGAGGATTATGAGTAAATGTGATTAACTTAACATCATTATCAATGATTGTATTCATTGTACGATAATCATCTTGTCTGTCTTTTCCCCATGTTGTTAGCTTTTCTAACCATGGGTCAAAGTATATCGTGTGTTTATATCTTTTAGATTCAACCGATTGCTCGCTAAAGTTTAAATTTAATCCGTTCATGGCTCCATTCCACCCAAAATAATGTGTACCATAATGATCAGCTTTATTTTTATCTGTATCAACAATGAGATTATCCCCGGTAATTTGCCAGTTTATGTATTTTGTATCTGGTACGTTTAAAAATTTTTTAGCATGTGGTGCTCTACCCTCCTTTTGCCCATAAGACAGCCAATGTTTTAAAGCTAGTTCTGATGTATCAAATCCAGCGGCGACAACATCCGGATATGTTTCTCTATAATATTTACCATCAAATATATGTTTATTACCTGGCGGGTCTAACATTATATCACCCTTAGAGATATGATCAGCGTGTATTTTTACCAACTCTTTAATAGTTTGGTTTGATTTTTTTTTGACATCATATAATTGTTCAAAATATTTTACAGATGGTAATCTGCTCTCGTCGTACCCGTAATTCAAGTAGTGCAGCTTCAAGGACTGTACACTTAGTCCGTTCAGATCATCATATGCATCTTCATAAAATTTCGGGTCAAACAGTTTCATTATTATAAATTACAATAAACAATATCTACATTATGATAAATGTTTACATTATTATATATGATATGGTCTTGAATATCTAGACTATTTTTTTGTATATATTGGTGTATGTTGTACAATTCATTTGCTCCTGTTAATGAATTTTCATTCAATATGATATATCTAGAATCTTTTGGTATTATGTTTTTACTTTTAATATCACAGTACAAAATATTTTCTTCTGAAAATTTTAGAAACATTGAGTTGTTGACTGTGTAATCCAAATAGCACCATATCAGATAATTTTTATATGACTGATTGATCACCATCTGTATTGATTCATCAAAATCGGTCGTTTTACAAGTGGTGTTGTATATCAAGTTGTATACAATATCTGAGTGTACAATGCTTGTTTGTTTTGAATCATCAGTAACATCTTGTATATTTTGAGATGTATTTACCGGGTGATTTTTGTTTATCATACTTCTACAATATGCCCTCTTTTCTTTAGCACCATGCGTCATGTAGTGTACTCGAGACATCAATTCGTTGTTAGGTACATCCGAGTATGATGACTTGTAAAACATATGATCGAACTTATGTGGTAAACGGTTTATAAAATCATTCAATACTGTCTCGTTAGGTATTCTACCTTCTGCTTTTCCGGAAGCGGTATAGTGCGTTTGTAAGCCACTGTCCGGTAAAAATCTTAAATCCGGGTATATTCTCCGGTAGAATTTGATGTCAAGTCTATCACTCATAATAACCAAAACGCTCGTTCCCATGCATGAGCCAGTGTACCGTCGTTTTCTATAGGTTCTTGTTCAAATAGTTTACTATGTTGTACTAAATCAATTTTATTATGTATGTTCTCACAGAAACTTGCCGTGCACCAGAACATAGTACCGGCATGAAAACTATATATTTTTGTATGTTTTAAGCCCAACTCTACAATTGAATTTAAAACATTTAATTGATTATAGTTTTGATTTTGAACGACATGTCTCTCCTGGATTTTAAACAAGTCTATACTGCATATACCTTTGGGTGTATCATACAACTGTTGTCTATGTTTTTTATATTGTTCCGGTGATAATAACTGATCTAAATATTCTTCTCTCCAGTTGTCATGTAGATATGTTGTCTTTTTCGTGTGTATTTTACATATCAAATCATATTTTTTGTATAAATTTTTACTGATAAAATCTAGAAACGATCTGACATCGCGACCTCTGTTTTGCGTCCACTGTAATATGATATTGACATTAGTATTTGTTGCGTTTGCTAGTATTTTATTAGCATCATTTATACTGTTTATGTCACATATATAAACATATACATCTATAGGTTCAGATAAACTGTCGCTTAACTTACAAACATAATTGTACATTTGTTGAAAAAACTCTGTATAATACACGTAACAAACTACAGCTAGTTTTGTCTGTGTAGTATTTGTGGGTTTTATCGAGAAATTACTGATGGGTTTCTTATACACCTTCCCGGTAATATCCTCAATATTTTTATTGTCTACCATCATTTGCTTACATTCTTTACCCGGGTTTATAAACTCACATTTGGGGTATATTGAAGTGATGAGCTCCACAATTTCATCCACCGGGTCTTTGGAAATTATATAAATGCTTCCATCGAACGATGGGTGGTATTTTATAAAAGTAAACACCGTCATGACCGTACTGTCAAGATCTTCTTCAACACGTAAGTAAACAGATGTATACATAATCAGCTATTTATTCTGTAACTGGTGGTGATTGTGTGTTTGGTCGATATAACTATTGCAACTTGTTTGTCCATTGAATAATTACTTATGATGGCTAAAAAAAAATCTCTACCAAAATTACATGAAATCGGAACTTTAGCATGGGATCTAGATTTTAAAATTAATTACAATTTTGAATCAAATGATGTACATAAGAGTTTCATAGGTACCATGCTACAACCGGAGAGTCGGATGATGTTTGTTGATGGACCAGCCGGTACCGCTAAAACATTTCTAGCTGTGTACGGAGCTTTATGTTCGTTGAAAAAGCATGTTGTTGAGGATGTGGTCTATATCAGAAGCGTTGTAGAGAGTGCTAGTCAAAAGATGGGGAGCCTCCCAGGAGAAGTTGATGACAAATTTTTACCGTGGAGCATGCCTTTGATCGAAAAGCTAGATGAGTTGATTGATATACAAGTACGTAAAGAATTGATGGGCCGTGAGTTCATACGTTGTGTACCGGTAAATTATGTACGAGGTTTAACATTTCACAACACATTTGTAATCGTCGATGAAGCACAAAACATGACCAGTAGCGAGCTCACTACAATATTGACAAGATTTGGTGAAGGTTCTAAATATGTCATTGTAGGTGATACCAAACAACGTGACATCGGAAACAAGAGCGGGTTCGGTCCTGTGATGAGCTGCTTCAACGACCAAGAGAGTGAAGAGAGTGGTATATACAATTTTGAGATTGATAGTCCGGAAGTTGGATAAAATGAAATGAAAACAGCTGTTGTAACACTAACTGACCCAAACTTTTTGCAAGGTACATTAAGCTTGTATCATAGTGTCAAGCTGTCCGGATACACTGGTGATTTTGTTGTTATCCATGATGACAGGTTGTCACAAATTGAAAAAAAAATATTATCAAATTATGGTTGTAAACTAGTCGAGAGAACTGTCGTTGTCAACCCAAAGACATTACAAGATGCGGAACGAGCGAATAGAGGTAGTATCGCGAAACGGTTTGCATCATCATCTATATACAGCAAGCTCAACACCTGGACGTTGACTCAATATGATAAGGTTTTGTTTGTGGATAGTGATATCATATTTCATAAAAGTTTTAGTCATGTATTAGAAATTCCGATGGAGCCTGGTTGGATTGCTGCAACTGAAATACCATTAAATAGTACAAATTCAGAAACATTGGAACGTTTCAACTCTGGTGTGTTTTTGACATGTCCTAGTGATGATGTTTTTCGTGACATGATGGAGAAGATACACACTATTGAATCGTACGATTATAGTGACCAAGGGTTTTTGTGTGAATATTTCAAGCACCGAGCGATATATTTGTCCGCGTCAATGAACATGAGCAAACGAGCCTCACCAAGAGAAATCGAGTGCAGCCGTAACATACATTATTTGTACATACCAAAACCTTGGCAAGGTGAACCGGGAGAGCAATCGGATTGGGGAAAACAGTTTCCAGAAGATCTGCGGACAAAAAAACCTGTATATGACGCGTGGTGGAGATGTTATACATCTTGTGTTAACAAATACTGGTTGGAAACAATTGAAGGTTTGAAAGAGTTGAATGATGTAGTATACAATTCGAATGTACCTGTTGAAGGTAATGTGTATTACTTTCATGAAACTAATGATAAAGTGATCACACCTCTTTTCGAACACAAAAGACACAAACTGTTTGAATTGGCCAAGCGTAGTAAATCGGTGTTGGAGATCGGAGTGAACGGTGGTCATTCCGCACTAACCATGTTCACCGCTAACCCAGATCTATCTTATCATGGATTTGATATTGGCCATCATAGCTACACACAACCGGTTATAGATTGGTTGAATAAAAAATATAAAAAAGTTTCTTATCATGTGGGTGATAGTAAATTGACCGTCCCAAAATTTAACAAAAATATAAAATTTGACTTGATACATGTAGACGGTGGTCATTCGGTAGAACAAGCACTGGTGGATATAAAGAACTGTCGACGATTAGCTCATAAACGTACACTGTTGTTGTTTGACGATTGTAACACGAGAGGGGTAGCGGGACCGGCACTCTTGCAATTGTGGGACAAGCTGATCAAGGATAAATACATCAAAGAGATACCAGAATGGAACAACAGACAACAGTTATGGGACAGTAAAGTGGGTGTATATGTATGATATGGTAATAAATAATTGATATGGCCGAAACAAGAAACATAAAAGATTTACCGCAAACTGACGCGATGACCGCTGGAGATTATTTTTTAATTGAAGCCCCGGCCGGTACACAATTGTTAGCATTTGAAAACTTTGTTATAGATGAAGACAACACGACATTTGCTACAGACTTGTTGACAAACATGACCACATTATCCACCCAAGTGACAGCTGTATCTGCAGACATGGATTTGAGCGGTGCTAATGCAGCAGCTAAGTTATATTTAGTGAATACACAGCTCACAGAACGAATGGATTCGTTTCAAGATGTGTTGTATGGTTCTGATTTTGAAGGACAAATAACAGACTTTATCTCTAGTAATCCGGCGGATCCAATAACCACAGACGATCGAGGTTTAGATGGTAATTTGAAGGCCTTGAGCGCGATGATATTTGACGAGCTGTATACTAGAATGGTTACCATGAGCGCATCAATTGTTGGTGATGAGAATAATCATATACAAGACACAAGAGATTTGATTTATTCCGGGCAAGGTGCGACAAACATTACTAGTAATAATGGTGGTTTGTTAGGAGCATTATTAGACACAGTTAGAAAAACTGTAGATGTAAACCTAACTGAAATGTCAGCCACGTTCAACAGTAGTAACAAGGATAGCGCGGTGCTGTCGTTTGCTATACCGAGTAGATATGTTGTGAACCGAGGAAGTTTACAGTTCAATTTAGAGTTTACAAATGAAGCTAATCTTAATGTAGGTGGAGATAATCCGTATACTAATCCTGGTGCATTCGTTACTGTCGGTTATGTAACCGCTCCAGCTGGTCAAGATGAAGTGTTACATTCATGGACAGTCAAGCGTGTAGGAGGTTCAACTTTTACAGATGATGAATACCCTATTAGATTGAATGGTAGAGTAGTTGCTAGTGCTTAGACATGAAACTTTAAAGCCTTGTTCATTTTTTCAAGTAAAGCTTTTGGTCGTTGACCACCTTCTAGTAGTCTTTTGTATTCCGTTTTGAATGCATCTACAAATTCTTGACTTAATTCAAAATTTCTAGGGTAGAATTGCCGGCGAACAGTTTTTATACTGTTCAAGTTCTCTTCATACAAACTGTCTATATTTTTCTTAAAATTGTCCATATGTAGTTATTTATACAAACTACAGTCTTCCTCCGGGAAAAACATCTTGAGGGTCGATACCAAATTTAGCTAACTCTTCCCAGTCAATCTCGCTCTCACCTTCTCCATACTCTTGACCATTGTCTGTTATGTACATGCTAGCTTGTCTGATTCTTTCACGTGGGTCACCGGTTATTGGTATCACCGCTGGTTTGTCATCATCATGAAAGAATATACTACCATCCTGGTGTGAATATGCTTCAACCTGCTTGAATAAATTGTCTATCTCATTTATATATTGCTCGTCTGTTTCTCTGAAACCATCTTCTTCAATAGGTATGGTTTTGTCACGTGGTATATAGAATAATATGTCAACAAATCGCATGGTCTCTTTCACCACCGGGATACAACTACCAATGAAATCTTCATCTATATCTGTATCTCCTTTGTCATATGCGTGTATAGAATAGACGAGATTATCTATAGGGCATCTATCGAATATAACATTATCAGTTTTAGTATATGACATATGTTGATCAACCATGAAGTCTAATATTGATTGTTGTGTCTCTTTTGATGTCTCTTTACTATGTGCTAGGTTTTTTTCTTTGACTATGTCTCTGTATGTTTTTTTCGGTCGACAAAATACATCCACCCAGTTTTTTAAAAAATCATTTACAAAGGTACTTTTTCCGACACATGCGGTGCCCATCACTGCTACTCTCATAGTATTATTATACACTCTAACAATTATAAATCAACTGTCAGTTGTGAATAAAATCTTGACACCTTTGGGTATATGTTTTCGAATCCATGCGCGGAAAGCTAAGGTCGGTGGTAATTCTTTCACTTTTATTAACACACTTTTTTGTTCAGTTGTCATATATGTCCCGGTTGTCACGTTGAAATTTTCTCATTATGATACCCGCTAGAGAGTTAGCTTCATTTTCAATCGGACTACCGTCATCTCCACTCCCTGGTTCCAATCGACCTTCTTCGTGTTGTTTAGCGTGTACTAGCTCGTGTGCAAGGCTTCTGAGTATATCAACTAACGCGCGATCTTTTGTTAACACCTTGATCTCCCGGGTCATAGGGCTGAAACATCCGGTTGTCATATTTTGTTCAGGTTCATCTACAAAACCTATTTCACAAGGGCTCTGTATGTCTAAACTATGGTTACAGAACTTTACGAATTTATCGATGGTGTCTCTTTTTTCATACAGAGTAACAAATTGTTTGAAGCTGTTCACATAGTTATTTATTCTCTTGTATCTTTTTTGTTAAGAACACTTCTCTAGCTTGGTTAGCACCTACAACACTATCATATAACCAACTTGTAGCGGATGTTGCAAAACCCATCACACCATGCTGTACTAGCGTGTCATTAATGAAGTGGCTCAATACAAAACCACTCCAGAAACCTACACACAGGCTACAGCTCAAGAACTCTTTTAATATACACGATTTAGATTTTAACCAGTTTCTAGGTACATCAAAAATACTACCATACACTATGATGGCTGTTATTCCAGTTCCAGCTACTAGCTGCAACCAATCCGGTATCACTTGTCTTGTTCTAGTTGTTCGATCGCTTGTGTGAGTAATTTGGCTTGATCAATATCTATCTTCACCTTGTTACCATCATCATCAGTGATCGAGAGTTGTTTTTCATTTTCTAGATTAACAACCGGGCATTTAGCTTTACCACAACAGAGTACTACTCCACCATTCAAACGTCTTAACATTGTCATGTAATTATTTATACCCCAGTCGTTTGATCCCAAGCACTAACATGTAATCTTGTCAAACCCGTATAACCATACTTCTTGCCCATCTCCATACAAAACTTGGTACGTTCATGATAATTTTCTTGCTTGTCTAGACCAGGCATCATCAACACACGTTTAGGTGGTATGTTGAATGGTTTGATAAAATCACGTTCAATCTCTTTCAAACACTCTTCTGTACTAATTACGAACTTGAACCAGTAGTTTGGGTGTTGCATGATACGTTCCAATGCTTTAGTCACAATACGTCGGTCTTTACCCATACCACTGTTTTCAAGCTTGACCGAACAATTGATTTGCTTCAATTTATCAAACAAACCATCTTCTATATAGATTGTACCATTTGTTTCAATCTCGTTATATATTGATTGTGCTTCCCACTTGTCAGTACAATGGTTCTCATAAAACCAATCTAAAAAATTAATTATTGCGCGTTGATTTTTTGGTATGGACGGTTCACCACCGGTCCAGATCAAGTTGACGCGTCCTTGTTTGATCCAGTCAAGCACGTTCTCTTCTTTCCATCTGTCAACAAGGTATTGAAATGGTTTTTCTAAACCTTTACGCCAAACATACTCAGTGTCGCACCACCAAGTGGCTTTACCTTCCTTCATCAAGCTACCATCAGCACCACCACACATCAAGTTACATGCTTTGAGTCTGATGAAGTATGCCGGTACACCACTGGTATTACCTTCACCTTGTACACTGTAAAAGTCTTCTGCTATGTTTAATGTTTCAATTTTCATATTTAAAATAACCAGGTATTTTTTGTCCTTCCTTTGTATTTTGGATCAACCCACGAACCTTCTGTTTTCTGTTGACCGTATTTTTCTGGTGCCGGTTTGGTTGATTTTGTTGATTGTTTTGGTTGTGTGTCTGATTTAGAAACTTCTTTAGTCACGGTTTTTGTTTGCTCAACCTGCCCAGATGTTGATTGAGTTTTTTGTTCAGGATATGACTCGTATATTGCTGAGTTATTCTCATGTTCAAACACTTCTACTCTGACACACCGGCACCTCAGTTTGGTCAACACTCCAGCAAAATTATCGGCCGCAGCATGACACCATTCAGCAAATTTTTCTATACCAACTCCGTCCATGATCTTGAGATCACACAACCCTAGCTTTCCTAGTTTGATAAATTCATCTAGATGTGGGTCGTGTTTCGATACACAGGTGGTATGGTCAAATTGATCTTGTAACAGTTGTTTGAGCTCTTTGAGACTTCCGAAGTCTACCACCCAATTATTTTCATCTAATTCGTTAGCTGCGAACCAAAATTTAGCGGTCAATCGATAACCATGTATGAATCTACAATGGCTTTTGGCTTTTGGTTGTCTGAACGCACAGCTACCCAGTTCTATAATCTTGGTACTATAATGCATACATACATTATAATATAGGTTGACATGAAAGTCAATTACCAGTCACAAGTTTTCATAATCTTTCTTCAATACTCATATGTTTGAGTTTTTCATAAAAGATAAAATCTTCTTTGTAAAAATTTTTTAAAAAATCTATAGATTCTATGCTTAATTTATCGTCTTTATGATGTGTACTATTTTTTTTATTTATTTTAGATAATTTAATGTTATACTTGTTTATAAAATATTGGAGCTCAACATCAAAATTATCCATAATAATTACAAATTTAGGGTTATTTACCCATAGATTTTGCGGGGAATACGTCCATTTATATTTGTTCAGTTTAGTACCTATAAAATGACTTTTGTTTATTATTTCTGACATTAAATTATCATGATATGGGTGCTCAGGGTCTGACCAAATTTGTAACCATTTTTCAGGAGTATCAATATTTTTTGAAATTAAATATTTTATTTGCGGTTCATGAGACCATTTTTGAATTGCATAATAAACACTAGACATAAACCTATCTATTGGGTTTCTTATAACAACTAATTGATTAGATAAGTTTTTGTTATATACATCAGTCTCGTGTCCGTTATATACTATTGTTCTACTATTATTAGTAATTTCTTTGATACAAGTACCACCATTTTTTGGTATATGAATAAAGTTAATTATCATGAAAGTCAATTACCAGTCACAAGTTTTCTTATGCTATCAAATGATTCTTCCAGACGTTTTTTACCGCGATTTTTGCGACGGGACCGGTTTTGTTTTTGACTGTCTTTATCTAGTTGTTTCTGTTTCGCTTGTTTTGCAGCATCTACTTTTTTTCCTAGTTCATGCCCGAATTGACCAGGGGAACTGTTGCCCTTGTCAAAAAATTTACCTTGTTTTGGTTTGCTGTTGGCTCCAGTTGGTGTGGTGTGCATTTTACCTGGTTCTATTTTTATATCATGATCCATTGGATCATCAGGTACTTGTTCTTTGAAATGTTTCAATTTGAATTGGTATGATGGTGATAATATATTCACTTTGTATCTTGTGTATACGTCTCTCGCAAGATATTGTAACACCGAATCATATTTATTGAGACCCGCGGGTGCTTTGTATTTTTCACGGGAATGCTTCCAGTATTGTGGAGGGTTCTTGGGGTCTGGTCGTTGGAAAAATTCAGGCTCTGCATTTTTCCATATGAGCTCATCATGATCAGAAAGGGCGGACAAGTCACCGGATCCTTTCCATGTGTTCACATTGTAATATTCTCCTAGCTCTGTCCTTATTTTCATCGCTTCAGTTTTGAATCGATCCCTGACTTCTTGTCTAGCTGGCTCATCTCGGTAAGCGAACCCATATTTGGGTCCCATGACTCTTGACCCGTAGTCTGTATCTACAAACAATACGTTCAAATCCGGTTCAGTGATGTCCGGCCAGAAACCATAACCAGCGAAATGCTTGAAGGCGTTTCTAGTTTGATCATTTACCATCCTTCCTAGCTCGTCTAATATGTCTGCTTCTTGTACAATGTCTTTTGTAGAAGTGTTCAACATCGCGGTTGGGGAGGGTTTGTCAAGTGTGCATTTTGTGTAACCGTTTATTAAAGATATAATATATTTTGTTAATTTTTCATCTGACATCCCAGGTTGGTCTTCTACACCGGTTTCCGGTTCTCTTTGTTCTGTGTCCTCCGGTTTTTGAGTATCTGGTTGTTCTGGTGTTGATTCTGGTTCAGAAGGTCGGTCAGTTGGATCTGGTCGTGTATCACCTACAAAGTCCACATTGTTGTCTGGGTCTAAGTCTACATCCTCCGGTCCACCTTTGACATCATTGCTCCATGCAGGTTGTTGTGTATGATCCCCGCCCCAAGGTTGTTTGATATCGTTCGCAATCATGCTCAAAAGATTACTGTAATCCACTTTGTTCAATTTGATTCCACTTGATTTTTCAAAATCTTTCACAGCAGATTTTATAGCCTGTTTGGTTTTACCAGTCGTGGATCGTGTGATTTCCACTCCGGATCCAACCACTGACCCTAGCCACGAGGCAAAACCTTCGTTCAATTCAACACCATCAATCAACGTGATTAATTTTTTATTTTCCTTGAGAGGTAATCCTATAGGAGCTGTATTTGGTGGTGATATTTTTATCTCACCCCCACCGGATGCCTGCCCGGGCAGTTCCATAGGAGAAGGTTTCCCAGCGATATTTAATTGAGCACCAGTATTAGCTATAGCTGTCATCGCGGCTCCTGCACTGGCGTTCAATGGTAGTCCTGTTTTCTGCTGTACTACCATCCCTAGTGCTGGTACAGCCGCGGCCGCGGCTCCACTACCACCTAAATTCGGAGGTATGGGTACAACCTCTAGGAGTTCAGCTGTGAAATCATCATCTAAAAACACTTTAGGTATGTGAGATCTAGGTATTTTTCTCACCAACTTGTAATCACTGTCTTTGTCAGCCGGATCACGTCTGACCAGCATACCATAATAACTTCCAATTTTTACACGTTTTACTCCTTTGTCCATCGCTATGAATCGTTTTATCATGCGCTGAATGGTTGGATGATACCACAAGTTTTTAGAAATATTTATTTGGTCACTATCTTGTTTTTTGTAGTCAGGACGATACTGTCTACGTATGGTTGTGTAACCACCACCTGCGCCACTTGTACCGCCATTAGGACCATCGTCATCGTCATTGTCACTAGTTCCACTGGAACCAGAATAACGAGTAATACCATATGAGCTTCCACCTCTCATTATATCTCTCAAAGACGGTACTGCTTTTCCTATGGCTTGTTTAACATCACCAGCGACAACTGCAAGTTCATTACTATCAGCATTACCACCCGGTGCATATTGAACACCACTTTGATTACCTTTTATAAATCGGCCATCTGGTCCTTGCTTACGTGTACCGGTGGTCATGTTACCTTGACTATTAACAGTGGTACCATCTACAGCACCATCTTTACTAAATTTTTTAGCTTCTGAAACAAAATTAGATTGTGTATTGGCATCAGTTGGCGCTGTCATGGGACGTACATCCATTTTGTCTCGAGGTACTATAGCTTTCACTTTGAGCTGTATAGGTTTTAACTCAGCACCTGGCATGTTACCACCAGGTGCGATCCCGTACAACACAAGATTTTGATCACTCGCTTTGTCATAATGATCAAACTCGAAATAATATGGATTTCCTCCAGCGCGACCGGTGGTCACTTTACCAAATCTTCTCAAATTACCTTCTTCATCTTCATATACATCATCTTTAACCGGTCTCATTGGCATGCCTTTTTTAACAACTTGCCACATAGAATCTAGGGTGTTAGCACCACGGTACATTTTGTTTAGTATACCTCCTCGCTTCTGGTTACCATGAGTACCGATTCCTACACTAGATGGTGGTGCTCCTCCACCCGGTAGACCTTTCTCAGGTTGGCGATCCTTTATATCGTCTAATGATACTGGACTACCATCTGGATTGACAGGAGCTCTTAGTTGTTGATCACCGACCTCCCCGCTAGGTTTGAGCCGGTCTTCCTCTTCTTTATCGCGTTTCTGGTCTCGAAGATCACCAGTGATATTATTTATTTTATCACGCTCTTGTCTGTCAAGAGGTTTACCTTCTACTAATTGTTTTGTTTTCTTAAAATGTTTCATGACATGAGGAATAGTTTGCTGATTTGTTCAAATTCTGCGCGCTCCACTCCCTGTTCTCTCAGAAATGCTTCAAGATGTTGAATGTCACTAGCGCTTGTTATATTATCAACTGACGCTTCTGAACAGTCACCTTTGTTTTTGTTCATCACATAATTTAATACGAATTGTTTGAATTGTTCAAATGTTTGACTACCTGCAGGTTCGACATCACATGGTTGCATGTCAACCACTCCGTCATCTTGATGGTCATGACCTAACACCATTATCCTGAGCATGCCTTCGTTCTCTTCGATTATGTAACCTTCATAAGGAAAACTGTTGATCGGATTGTTTCGGTCCAATGGATCAGTTTTCAATCGAACTCGCTTGAGAGTTGTGTTTTCAAGAGCTTGTTCTAGTATGTTGTTAAATTTCACCACAATTATTTATCAAATAACCCTTGAATTACCCGGTGGTATCATATATAATCATTGTATGGATTCATTCAAATTACAGTACGCTAATGGTAATCATCCGAGAACCCCGGTGGAACAAGAGCAGATTATTGAAAATGCTGCAAGAGCATACGAACAATATATGGATGCTCTTGGATTCGATTGGAGATCTGACCCTAACAGCGCTGACACACCTCGACGAGTAGCTAAGGCTTTTGTAAATGACCTTGCTGAAGGATGTTACAATGAACCTCCTAAGATCACAGCGTTTGACAATGTGGATGGTTATGACGGAGTTGTGTTTCAAGGTAACATTAAAGTTACAAGCATGTGCTCTCATCATCATCTACCGTTTGTAGGTAATGCACATGTCGCGTATATTCCAGGAACGGATGGTAAGGTGATAGGACTGAGCAAGTTGAACAGAACTGTTGAATGGTTTGCGAGGAGACCCCAAGTACAAGAGAACCTGACCATGCAAATACATCAACACCTGAGCAAGGTAGCAACTGGTAACAAAGGTGTAGCTGTGATGGTTGAAGCTAATCACTTATGTGCTTGTGTACGTGGCGTGAGACACGACAGTACCATGAAAACTGCACGAATGACCGGGGCTTTTCTTGATAAAGACGATATAAACACACGTCAAGAATTTTATGATTTTATTAGAGATTTAAAACGATGAACACACTAGTACAAACAATTGAATGTACCACAGGTACATGCGGCCACATGAGTCACCAACTATTAACAACCACAGGATTATTTATCTTAGTAGCAATAACCACATTTGCAGTTATACACTATTTTGTTAAAGATTAGCAAGTATGTTTTGTATCTGAACTGGGTCTACATGTTCAGGAATATCTGCTAATATAGCATCCGGATCATCAAAATTATCACGTATGTTTGATGCGCTGTATGGTGTTCCATCTGGTTTATCTAGTACATCTACAGCTGTTAATTGTGGGTCTAGTATATCTACATTCAAGCCTTTATTAGCTGCCCATTTTTGAGCTCCACTCCAACGTTTCCAATCGTTATCCTTTTTACTAGCTCCCAGTATAACTCTTTTACCACCAAGAGATTCCAGTGCATCATATGCTGCTCCAACAGGACTTGGCATGCTGCTTATCTCTACTGTAACATTCGGTAAGTTACTAACATACAATTCAAATATTTTTTTAGACACTTCTGGGGTGATCACTTGACCGGTTTTTGTGACTCGTTGACTTTTAGAACTTGGAGCGGATATTAATACAACTACGTCGTTAGCCATGCCAGAGTATATACTCACCATTTGATAATGACCTTTATGCGGCGGTTTGAAACTGCCCGGTACAAGTGCTATGTCAGCCTGTCGGTTGACAAAATCTTTGAAGGATCCAATCATCCGAACTTCTTGTTAGGGTCGAAATTCGCCTTGCTGAACTCTAGTCTATCGACTAGTTTTACCGCATTACCAATGTGATCTACTGCTACAAAACCTTCAGGCTTGGTCACTTGAAAACTACCATCTTCTTGCTCTATGAAGCTGTCCATGGCTCTTAGATTGGATAGTTTTATCACATACACGTTTTTAATTTTCATCAGTTTGATATATAAATCGTACATCATCTCAATGTTCGACCGGTTTTGTTCTAAAAATGTTACACCAGCTTCCATTGCTCGTCGTTTGCGTATTTGACCAGTTTCTGTTTTGAGTTTGGCTATAGCGCGTTCAGATTTGTCTATGTACCTATCTATGAAACTGTTAGCGAATTTCACTGGATCTGCTTCAAATTGACCTTGTGTTTTGATTGCACTGTTAATATGAGCTTTGAGCTCCACTTTCAGATCTGAAATTTGGTCTTTGATGTTCACAAAATCTATCACATCTTTCACTTGCCAGAAGTGATTCTTACATTCACGTATCAATTCACGTATCGTGGCGGTTTCTTCAGGTGTTAATTGTACTTGACCGCTCACATCCTTGAATGTAGCATCATCAAACCAGACACTTGAATGTGGGGTGAGTCTGTCTGCTTTGAAACCGAAACTGGCACTCATGTCATGTATTGTGGGACCACCAGTGTACATGGTATGAAACACTATTCCCATGTCTGTACTCTTGATTTTTTTAGCGAGATCTGACTCGACAGGAACAGCATATGTGATGGTATTTGGTTTGAATACTATATGATTCTCCCCGTCTATAGTAGCTTCACGGATGCTATCTTTTGTGTATAACATGTCTCCTTGCAGTACATATCCCTCTATTCCTATATTTTTTAAAGTTTTAAAAGCGGTTTTGAGTTTCTTTCTCAATTGACTCTTGTCTTGTGTTGAATCACCACGTTTCACATCTCCATGATTACGATTTATGTCTGTGATACGTTTGTTCATTTTCGGGATTTTACCAAAAACTGCTTTGGTACCTACGAAAAATTTACCGTCAGCTGGATCAGTACCAGCAAATATGGCTGGTGCCCCGTCCCATTTTGTTGTGATGTCTACTGGTTCAGCTGCGTGTCCTTGCAAGGTGTCCAGCAAGCCTATATACATACTTAATGCACGTTCAACGCCTGTTGTTCCATGATTTATCAGTTCATCTTCAACGTGCTCTAGGTGAGTGTTTTTACTCTCTACATGAAGTAAATATTGTTTGAACGAGTACATAACATTATTTATGCTCGTTAACCGGATACACTTATACCTATACCTTTGTTTCGTGTATCTACCCCTGGATTTGACACAAATATACCAGGGTTATTGTTGAGTTGTTTATACACATATTTAAATTTTTCACCAGTGTCATGTGTTGGTTCAAATTTTATATTAGCTGCAACAAGTGTGTTTGTATTCAACACAACTATACGTTCAAACCCATGAACTGATTGATATGAGGTGGCCATCAATGCGGCTTGTAGTCTTTGTAATTCAATCTGAGCGATTGTTTTTGTCTTACCTTTTTGAGCCGATTTTAAATTTGTTAATTGCTTCAATAGATCTGAATTTTTAAAAACTTGCTCTGCTGCACTTGTTAAAGATGCAACAGCACCCGCGTCCATCTCTTCAGTTCTCATCTCGACGAACGCTTCCGCTAATTCACGAGCAGACATACCCCAGTCATGATTGAACATGTATTGAGCACTGCTTTGCCAGTTGTAGTCTGTTTTTGTTTCATCTGTGGTTATCAATGTGTCTAGTAATGACAGTACGGCTTGTGTGTTGGTTTGACTTGTTTTTGTAAGAGGTGGGTGTTCATATCCAGATGCAGCATCAAACGCGGTCTTGATGTTACTAGCAGCTAACTTGGGATCTACTACTGACTTTGGATCTTCTAACATCTCGAGATTTTTATCCAATTGGTTGTAGGTTCCTTCGATCTGTTCTTGTATCTCTGGAAACTTACTAACCGCTTTTCTCATTGTAGCAAAATTCTTTCTAGCAGCAGCTGCTTTTACAGCAATCTTAGCTCGAATCTGAGGTGTTTCAGCTTGAGAGAAATGTTGACCGGTTCCGCGACCGTTTAAAATATTTAAAAATTTGTTACCGGGTGTGGTGAAAATGGCTTTTGTATAATCACTGCTACCTAATCGACCACCATCTCCCTTGATTTCAAGCTCCATACCATCAAGCATCAAGTCTCCAACATCACCCTTTGTAGCATTTGTGAACATGCTCAAACTGATCTCTCCAGGACCTACACTAACAGTCGCGATTTTAGGTTGTACCTTGTATGTGAGGTCTTTGAATAAGCTATCGAACCTTTTTGTCAACTTACGCGCGAGTGGATCGACCGCTTGCATTAAATTCCATACACCGTTTTTATTAACACATGATTCAAGGTTTCCTAGTGTACCGGCTTTCTTTTTTTCGACGAGTTAAAAATATTTCTAACACTAATGTGTCAATGTCTGAGATCTCCTCCCATTTACCCAGACGTAGCAATTGTTTAACCAAGCTCTCCACACCACCATCGGCTTTGCTTAGTACCAAACGTTTCAATTTTTGATAATCGTCGGTGGTTACTGCACCAAGATCTTCTTGATCACCAGTTTCAGGTACACCGATGATGCTTACATTCTCTTGTATCTGTCGAGATTCTGTGTATATGTCTACAAGTGATTTATACTTGTACGGTTTGGATGGTTTGTTGAAGTTCATACATCAGATATATTAACGTCACTGTACTGTTTCATCAAGCTAACAAATTTGTTGAGCATGCTTTTGCTGTTATTTTCATTGATACTACCCATTAGGTCATGTACAGCCTCTACACGTTCCTCATTGTCCCCACGTGTCTGTTGAGCGTTTATTATGGAAACTACATCTTGTTTCACTTGTTCAGCATTCTCAGCATTGATCTCCGGTTGATCAAGTTTGGTCAACGTGGACATGTCTGAATCTTCTATGTTTATGACCAACGCTTTGAGCAACAATCGAACCAGGGTCACTTCGGCAGCCGGGCTCAGCGCGGCTTGTTCTGGACTAGCGTCTGGTTGTTCGCCGGCTCCAGGTGCCACAGGAGCAGCTGCTGGATCCACAGGGGGTACAGCAGGGTCCATTGCTGGGTCCATTGCTGGGTCTGGTTGTTCATAAATCAGATCCTCAACTAACTGATTGAACTTTTTCAACTTGCTTGCTTTGCTTCTAGGTCTTTACGCTTATCGTCGCTTTTGGTCGCTTGATTTTGATTGTATTGTGACTTGGTTGTAGCTAATTTCTGACGAGCTGTTTGCACGTTCATGTCTGAATCATGCGCTTCATCTTCAGCTTTATCAGTATATTGCTTGTGTGCCTCAAGATCTTTCTTTTGTTCAGCATTGTCATCCTCCAATGGATCGCTTTCATCATCAGCTTCCAAAGCGATTCCAAGTCGCTTATATTGATCTTCAATAATTTGTTCGAAACGTCTCATGCTATTATTTATGCTGTAAACAAGGTTTTTTCTATATAAACACTTGTTTGTATTGCTGATCTTCAAAAAATTTCTGTTTGATAGCCTTGAGACCCATCCGGTCGACGAATTTATACAGCTTGTACAGATCACGAGGCGTGCTGTTATCGATAGAGCTCAACAGTTCTATTGCATCACCATCACGTGATTTGACACGTTCAGTCAATACATCGAATTCATCATCGTAAGTGATAGATTTTATACCCAGGATGTTTTTTAATTTATCAAATTGTTTCATCACGAAAACACTCAAGTCTGTGTTATTAGATATATATTTGTTCAACTCACCACGATTGATACACTCAGGGCAAATCACAAAAACCGGTTGTTCGAGTTGAGATTTATTTTCAATTATGTATTGACACAAGCTATCTATTATGTAATGTGTAATCGCGCATGTAGCTGTTTTGGTAAAATCCAGACTATCCTCGATCAACAACTTCAAATCATACAACTCGTCGATGACGATTGACTCGACTCGCTCCTCGAATATAGTGTTATAGTTTATTAGATTTAAGTTATATTGATCTACGACGGTATTCCTAAGCATGGCTTTTTAATTATAACCACATTTTTCCCATTTGCAACATTTTGGTGTAATTTTCTTGAAAGAAAGTTTCAAAATTACAAATTATATATTGCTCTTTGTATATATGAAAACATTCCGGAAGTTCGAAATCTTCTAGATGTTCATGGGAGAAGACTACACACGTATCACAGTAGTTTATTTTGAATGTAAGAAACCATAACTTGGATGTATCTTTTGCTTGTGATATCCAGTCTTCGAGTTGCTTGTTTGTAGAAAACAAACTCTTCCATGAAAAGTCCTTGTATGTTTTACATTCTATTTTCATGTGATGAAGCTCTTCCGGTACAATCAGATCACCTTCTGTTAATAGCTGTTGACTCTTGGACAATCTAGCCAGCCGTTCTGAATTTTTACCACCTACAAACGCACCACTGTTAGGTACACGTTCGAAGTTTAAATTGAATATTTTAGATAATCTATCAGCAACCGCCCGTTCTCCTCGGTTTCCTTTGCTTTTACTAGCGCTAGGCATACATTTATTTACAATGACCTAGTCAGATTTCTACGCTGTATTTTGATATGCTCTTTTTTGACTTTTTTAGATTTCCGTTTCTTCTTCTTACGCTTTCTACGTTTTTTCTTACTACCTAACAGATCCGGTATTCTAGCATCTCCCGGAGCATAAAAATCACTACCTCCTGGAAACATACCACCTTGGTCTCCACCCGCACCGAAAACACCATCTGCACCACCACTAGTCATGCCTATTTCTTCTTGTATTAATCTGGTGAAATATTTGTTGAATAAACTCATATTGATTATTGTATAAATATATACTATAATAAGTATTTATGGACACTCTTGAAAATTACATTATAGAACTTGAAAAAGATGTCAGATTGGATCAGTTTAACATAAGAGACTGTCAGATGAAATTACCAGCATACAAACATAAATGGGTAGGTAGACTCATGAGACATAAACATGAAATTGTGAAACTGAATCAGCAAAAATATTTATTGAAAAAGAAAGTAGCTGAAAAAATACAGAATAGTACCACGTACAAAGTCACCAAACCTGTAGCGGAAAAAGCCGCAGCAAACCATGATAGTATTGTGGATATAACCCACCGTATAGAAGAATTAAATGTGTTGATCGAGTTTTTAGAAAAGGCTGAAAGAATATTATCAAGCATGACATATGATATAAAAAACCTAGTTGAGATCATGCGACTAGAAACAACGTGAGTAAACTCATTCAGTTCGACTGGGAGCATACCAAAGGAGTTGCTACTATCAAATGTGAACCGGAATTGTTCGGTCATATAAGAGAACACTTCAGCGTACCTAACGATCAATATAGATTTCAAAGAAGATACGCTAGATATACACCCAAACGGTTATATGCTATCACACCAACCGGTAGGTTTTCCCCCGGTATATTTTTTGAACTCAAACGATTTGTACAGGATACATACAAAGATGTGGCGTTTACATACAATCAAAGATTTTTACAGAACATAAGACCTAGTTACAATATAAAAGATCTAGCTAGTCTCAAGTTGGATTTGAGAGAATATCAACAAGACATAGTTAGACAATGTCTAAAGATAGGTAGAGGAGTTGTTGTTCTCGCTACAGCAGGTGGTAAAACACTCACAATGGCTTGCTTGATAGAAACCATCTTTAAAAAAACGGATAAACCGGATCAATTCAAATGTCTTGTGGTTGTACCTACACTCAACTTGGTACACCAGACATGTCAAGATTTTCAAGATTATAATGTATCATATAGTACATGTAAATGGACTGGTAACGAGCCGCTAGACCCTACAGCCAACGTGATTGTAGCAAATGTAGGTATATTACAAAGCTCAAAAACCGATTTAGACTGGACAAAATATATTGACATGCTTGTTGTGGATGAAGTGCATATGCTACGTAAAGGTAACAAAATAAACAAACTAATCAAAGATATAATAACACCAAACAAGTTTGGCCTCACCGGTACATTACCAGAGCCCTTGTTAGATCAATGGAATATATTTGGCTTGATTGGACCTAAGTTATATGAGAAAAACAGTAAAGACTTAAGAGATGAAGAGTTTATAGGTAAGGTGAAAACCAAAATCATAAAATTAGAGCACGCACTCAAACCGGAACCATGCGAAAACCCTAACGACAAGTACCGTAAAGAGATAGAATTTATAACCAAGAGCGAGTTTAGAAACAAACTACTTGGGCGTTTGTGTAAAAACATTGATAATAACTGCTTGATAATGGTTGATTATATAGAACATGGTCAATTGATATATGATCAAGTATCAGAACAAAACCCAGACAAACAAGTGTATTATATCAGAGGCGATGTAGAAATTGATGAACGAGAAAAAATCAGAGGCCTCATGGAAAAGAATAAAATATTTTCTACAGGAATAAACATTAAAAACTTACACTACATAATATTTGCCGGAGGGGGAAAAGCTAAAATTAAAATCATTCAAAGTATAGGTAGAGGTTTAAGATTGCATAAAGGTAAGAAAGAGCTTATAATTATAGATATAATGGATCAACTTAATTATGGTATAAGACACGGGGAAAAAAGAATGAATTTATATGATGAAGAAAAAATCAACTACAACATCTCAACCATCCAAGAAAAGAAAACGGGCTAGTCGTAAGGATACAAACACTTACGTTAACCAAGCTGAGTTCATGGAAGAGCTCAAGCAATATTACTCAAGTGACGTAATAAGTGAACAACTGGCTACATTTGTAAAAAAGATAGCTGAAGGATTATCATATGCCCCTAATTTTATAAACTATACATACAAGGATGAGATGGTAGGTGATGCTATACTTAAAATGGTACAAGCATTAGAACATAAAAAATTTGATTTAGAAAATAGAGATAACCCGTTCGGTTACTTCACAACAATCGCTTTCCATGCATTTATAAATCGTATCAAAAAAGAGAAACGCCAACGCCAAGCAATTAATGATTATCAAGAACAAGTATATCAAGAATTAATGACTAGTGAGGCAGAAAAGTCTGGTAACACCGTTTACATAGCGGATAATACAGACGACGATGATAGTTGATCAGTTTCAGTTCAAACAAGATCAAGTTTGTTGTATCTCTGATATACATATAGGGGTACATCAAAATAGTCAGATGTGGTTGGATATATCTGACACATGGTGTGATTGGTTGATAGAGACATTATCTTTTTATAAAATAAAGGATATAGTGATATGTGGTGATTTGTTTCACTACAGAGACGAAATAGCAGTAAACACCATGCACCATGTTTCTGATTTCTTGTTGAAGCTTCAAAAGTTTAACATAATAATGCTCGTGGGAAATCATGACGCGTTTTACAAGGATCGCTCTGATGTTAATTCTATGTCATTGTTACAAGGCTGGTCAAACATAGCTGTAGTACAAAACAATTTTCATTTGATGCAACATGGAGATACCAAATTATGTTTTGTACCTTGGGGCGTTTCTGAAGAAACATTACCGCAGTGTGATATATTGTTCGGTCATTTTGAGATAGAGAATTTTTATTTGAATTCTAGTT